ATAAGTGGAGGGGGTAGTATTTTCGAACCCCCGCCCCTATCTAAATTTTTTATAAGAAATTATTCGTTTTCCTCTAAAAGAAGCTCTCTTAATTTCTTTATTTTTACCTCAATTCCTTCGTCATTTGGAACTTTGATATACATTGGATGGATGCGAAGCAAGCGAATCATTGCGCGCTCGTATTCATCTGCTTCTTCATCTTCTGTCATGTCAGAGTCGAAGTGACCTAACTCAACAAGACGCTCATATGTATTGTAACCATAAGTCTTATCCCAATTACGCCATTCATCAGACTCTGTAAATGGATTAAAAGGATTGTCTATTGTAGTTATAAGAAACTTTGGTTCTAATTCTTTTGTATTAGAATCTTCCATAAAAATGTCTCCTTATTAAACTAAACTTTTAAGTACTTACTAATTGTAGAAGAGCTTCTTCCTAAAGCTTCTGCTATCTCATCTGTTGTAAAGTCTGCTTGTTGCATCCTCTTAATTTTGTTTATTTCTGCAGAAGTTAGTGTAGAAGTTTTCTTAGGGGTAGCTCTTTCCTTAATTTTGGCTTCATCTGTATTCGAAAGAATTTTCTCAAGAGTACTTGAAGAAATGGCATTGGCTTGTATAGCTTCCCATTCTCTATCGGAAATTTCAATCATTACAGACTTTTTATCTGCTCCTGTACGAGCACGGGCATTAGAAAGGGCTTGCTGTTTAGCTTTCTTTAAATCTTCTTTATCCCATTCTGTACCAGAGTCATAATATTCTTTCTTTTTAGCAGCTATTTCAGTATTGGCTATACGATTTGCTGCTCTTTCTTTTGGTGCATTGGAATATGCATTTGCAAGTTTTCTATTAAGACTTTCTACTTCTTCTGAATAAACTTCTTGAGCAGACTTATTTACTTCTGGCTTTGGTGTATTAAGAAATTCTTTTCTTGCATCATTAGCCATTTTCTTCATCTTATTAGCATAATTGCCATAAAGATTTTCAACAGGATGACCATTTGATAAAGTGAGCGCATCATCAGTAGCAGCCATCTTAGTTATTTCTGTTTTAGCCTTAACTTTCTTAACTTGGTCAGCATCAACATCAACTCTAGTTTTAACACCTTTGTTGTACTTGTTGTAGAAATATCCATCAGTTTTCTTATCATAATAAACTGATACTTCTTTTGAATCATACTTTGGCTTTCCAGTCTTTGTTAGCACTGGTTTTCCTGATTCATCATAAGAAGGTTCTTTAATTGTTGCCTTAAAGTAATATCTATCTGTTGGTTCAAGATACTTTTTACCTGTTTCGGCATCAATACCACTAATTCTTTTTCCTGTCTTAGAACTAACAGTAGCTTCTCTATAAGCAAAGTTAGATTTAACTTCATCTATAGATGTCTTGGATTTAGCTCGAGATATCAATGTAGAAGCTCCACCAAAACGACCATTCTCTTGAGGCTGAAACTCTCTTTCTAATGCTTGAATATCATTCTCAATATATGAGCGTTTGTAATCTAGCTTATGCTTCTTAGCATCAATAACAACCATTGAATGCTTAACTGCTCTTTCTACTTTAGCATCAGATGCTCCTTGTAATGTCATATCTGTAATAAGATTAGATATCTTTCCCATTTCGATACCTTTTTCATATTCAGTCATAACATGCATACCTTTTCTGTAAGGATATGCTTCTTTTGGGTCAAAGTCTTTTAATCCTTTTAAAGTATCTTTAGAATGAATCTTAGACTTATCACCTCTGATAGGAAGAACAATAACTGTATCACCATCAAAATCAGCACCTGATAGTTTATCAGCTACTTTAGAGGTAATACCAACACAGTCTACTGGTGTGTTACCTAATATCTTTCTTGCTTTACGGTTGTTATTATCAACTGTAAGAACTGGAATCTCAAATTGTCCAGCATGAGGATGACGAACTAAAGCTACTTGCTCACCGTTCTTATATCCAGGAGCATATATCTTATCATCAGAGATGCATGTTAAAGGCAGAATAACCTTTGTGTTTTGTCCTGGCAAAGGAGATGCCTTAAGATGAACAGCAGAAGTGTCACAATCATCAGCAAATGATGCTAATAATTTTCTTTTAACAACTGGATTAGATAAGTTCTTAATTTCTTCAAATTCAGCAAGCTTATCTGCATATGTTAAATCCAACTGCTGCTTTATCAAACTCTGATGTTGCTTAGATAGGAATTGTGATGAAAGGTTCTTAGAATATTTATTCCATTCACCTTCCTCTTTAAGTTTGTTGACTGCACTAAGAGAATATCTTTCTTCATCTTTGTGTGTGCCTTTTCTTACTTTCTTATAACTATCAGGACCAGTCTTAATATACTCACCATTTTTATCAGCAAAGTAAGATTGTCCATCAGCCTTTATAACTGAACCAAAAGGCAAATCTTTATCAATCTTACCATCTTTTGTTTGCTTTAATGGTTTAAGAACTTCCATCTTTGGTGTTCCAACATGTTTATTAGTGTTAAACACAATATCATAACCTTTAGGAATATCATCTGAATACATAGCCATTCCTTTAAGGTAATGTGATTCATCAACAGCAATACGAACTTGTGCATAATGCGAATTACCTAATGATAAATCTTTAACACCTGGACGGATTAATATAACACCATCCATATCTTTTCCGCCTTCTTCAGCATACTTAATCTTTACACGATTAGAATTGATGCTAGAAGGATACTGAATCTTATTAAATGTTTTTCCACCATCTTTAGAATAATCAACAATCGATTGAATCTCATCCTGATTGTTCTGTAAATATGCCCATGATGTTCCTTTCTTAGCAAGAACTTTTGTATGAACAAATTTGGATGAGTCTGTAGGATTCTTAACTTGAATATCATGCAATTCATAGCCTTCATCTTTAAGCTGTCTTAAAGTTGTATCCAGCTGTGATTTGCTAATGCCTTTACCAAGTAAAGTTTCTGTGCCTGGACCAACATCAATATAAGACTTTTCAGCAACAAGGTCTCTTAATTCTTTTTTGATTCCTTCATTTCTTTCAGCCTTTTCTTTTCTGGCATCTTGAAGCCAATATCTAACTTTAGCTTCATCAACTTTTCTGCCATTTGTGCTCATCAATCTGGCTATCTCTGTAGGACCATATCCTTTGTTTCGAAGCTTATTAGCCTGAGCAACATTAATAGCCATTTCATTAGCTTTTTCTGTTTTTATTTTGGCGTTCATCTCATTGATAGACATGCCAAGCTTGCTGGCTATTTGGGCATTGCTTAAACCCTGCTTCTTTAACTTAGCTTTTTCTTTTCTTACAGATATCTTTCCGCCACTATGCTGATAAGGGTCTTCTCCACTTCCCCAAGGATATCGCCCACTTCTTCTAGGCATTCCATACTGAGAAGCAACATCTTTACCACCTTTAAGAAGGCTGTCGACTTCGCTATCTTTTAGTGTAGACATTATCTATTCTCCTTTGCATCGAGTTCATCAAAAATATTACTACAGTGTTTTATTCTTTCCATTGTCCAAATTATTTTACCTTGCTCTGGTGACGAAGCAAAAATATCATTGTTTTGATACATAGCTAATTCAAACTGAATATCACCTGGTTTGAACCCAAGCTTTTCACCATATTGTAAACAGAATAGAGCGGCATAAATCTCTAACTGTTCCATTGTGATTTCTCCGGTCTTCTTATTAACTTTGTAACATGGATGAACTCCAGTCTTTAAGTCATGAATACGAAGAATATTTTTTCTAAATGAAATACTATCAGCTGTTCCAAATGAATGGTCTGAGAAATATAAAATTTGCTCAGGTGTCATCTTAAAGCCAATAGCATCATTGATGTACTTATTAAGAGTAATATCACTCTTTGGCATTCTCAAACCTAAGTCAATATGTTCTGCTGCAAGAGCATGAATTCTTGTTCCTAATTCAGCAGCTCTTTTACTATGATAATAAGCTATTAATTTATCATCATCATAATTAATCCAAGCATGCTGACTAGCACTAAGGTCTGCATGTTTACCTTCTAGTCTTGAAATTTTTTCGAAGACCATCTAATACTTCCTCCTTATTCTCAGGATAAATAAATCTTGCAAAGCTCATCTTATTGCAAATATCAATATAGTAATCCTGATTTGGTCTATGGGAAGCTTTACCAGAACGTTTGCATTCAAGCATTGCCCACTTATCCTTATAAAGAATCAAGAGGTCTGGTATTCCTTGTCTGTAATTTTCATCCTGTTTCATAATCAAACAACCTGGAAACATTTCTTCAAGTTCTTCAATTAGTTCTTTCTGAAATTTACTTTCCAATTTTCCCATAACAAAATCCTCCACAAAAAAAAGAAAGAGAGGTGATTGATTAATCATCCAAATATCAATCTTAACTCAATCCGATTTCTTACGAAAATTTTAGACCGATTTTCCTCTCCCCCTATTATAGACCATGAATTTTTTTCGAATCCAATTTTTTAGAATTTTACAAATTTTCCTTCATTAAATTTTTTCTTTTCACTTAGAGCTTTGCTTATTGCAACATCAATAGAACTTTTTGATTTCAAATGATAGTAGTATAAATCGCTATATGGTGTATTCAATCTATCTATTCTTCCTGAAGACTGAACCATAATCTTGTAAGAGTAATTTTGCGAATAGAAAATTATTGTATCTGTCTTAATACAATTCCAACCTTCTGCTCCTGCATTGTACTGGACTAGATATACCCAGTTATCACTATCAGGAACTGGTTGATGCTTATGACCATTCCACTCTGCTATTTCAAAACCTTCTCCATAATCTGCCGATTTTAAAATATCAAGTTCATAGTCAAAGTTGTAAAAGACAATTACTTTTTGTTTTTCTCTTGCAATGTCAACAACATAGTTAATTCTACTTGGATTACTATTTGTAATCTTTCTCAACTCATAACATAACTCTGATGCATTTTGCATTGGTCTGTTTTCTTCATAGTTGAATCTTTCTCTTACAGTTTGTTTATAGTTCCATACATCATAATCAACAAAAATATCAATATGATGAGAATTAGTCTTTCTTTCGAAGTTCATATCAATAAGAATACTATCTCTATATCTTACTAATCTCCTTGTATCAAAATATCCATCAACTTTTGGAAACTTTGAATACCTAGACCACATAACATGTTGCTTACAGAAATCTGTTTTATTTCTATAGAATCCATTAGCAACAAATACTGGCACATAGTCCATCCATGTATCACCAGGAGTTGCACTTAATAATATCCATTGATTATGTTTGCTTATGTGTATGAAAGTCTTAGACCATTTACCATACCCAACAACTCTTTGCTCATCAAATATAAAAAATGCATTTTCTACATCTTTATACTTTTCAATATTATTCCATGAGTCTATTACAATTTTATTATTATAATAATTTAACTCTGGGTCTGGGTGTAGCAAATATCTAGTAAGGTCTTGCTCCCATTCACAAGTATCTCTTTTTCTAGCAGTTGTTATAATGTATAAGTCCTTCATGTTTTTTCTGTCTGCTGGAATATATACATTTTTGTCAGATGGGTCTTCATCAATGTCTCCACCATTCTGAATGTAAAAATATCCAATAGCAGTCATTGACTTTCCACTTCCAACTCCTCCACAAAGAATACAGCCATTCTTCATACGACTAATTGCTTCTAATTGGTAGTCATAAAGTCTTACTCCCATTATTCTCTCCAATCAATAGAGTGCCAACTACAATTAAGTAATCAGCACTCTGTAATCAAATATCAATTAGTCTTCATCATACTCTTCATCCTCAGATGGTTCAGCAACACTATACTTGCTCTTCTTCTTGCATACAAGAACAATACTATTAATATATGCAGTGTTACCATTACCATCTTTACGAGGAGAACCACTGATAGAAATCTCATCTGCATAAAGAAGTTCAAGTCTTGGTCTTGAGCCTCCAAAGTTACTCATAAGCATTGACTCAGAGAATTTCACACCATTGTCACTACCTTCCATTACAACAATAACTTCTGGTCTCTGATACTTTGGCTTAAGCTGTCCAGTCTTATCTCTGAACTTAAGAAGACCCTTAAATAAATTAACTGGCTCTGCATCTGGGTCTGGCTTTCCATCCTTCTTTGGTGTCCACTGAGATGTAAAATATCCATCTCTCTGAAGCTGCTCCTTCAACTCATCTGAAATCTCAAAAGTTACATCAATCTGAACATCGCCATAATCATTTGGTCTTCCTCCCAAATTGTGAAACTTTACCTTCATGTTATTTAACTCAATATTTCTTGCCTTTTCCATTTTGTTTTTACCTCTTTTCTTAAATATAAATTATTCTGCGAACTTTTCAAAATCACCATATTCGCTTATTTTGTCAATAGCATCATCTACTAGACTACGGTAGTATGAAATATCAATGTCATCCTGGTATTTCAACTTTTCAACCATTTCAGCTTCAAGCCATTCGTAATCCTTGGCTCCTGATACTGACATAAACTTTGTATTACCATTCTTATCCGTTTGTGTTCTAAGTAATGTTCCTCCATGTTTCTTCATTGGACAGAATGAACCTACTTTTCCTACATAATGATAATCATGTGTCTTTTCTTCTTCAGCTGTTAACTGAGCATATCTTTCTCCCATTTCTTCGAAAGTATATCCTAATTTCTTAGCACATCTTTCAAGAGCTGTAGGAGCTTTAGACTGCCATGCTTTGTTTAATATCAATAACTCTGCTGCATCTTCATCTGAGAAGTTTGGATTCTCCACAGGCATGTCAATGTAAATATCAGTCTTTACAGACTTTGTTTCACACATGTCTCTAAATTTAATTGGCTCGTGAGAGAATAGTGTCTTAAATACATATGGAATTGCAAACTGTGTTCCAGTAGCAGTCCATCTTGTCTTGCTTGTATCTTCGAGCCACTCTTCATCATCCTCTGCTAACTTAGCAATATAAACTGCATCATTAACAAGACAAATCTTCTCAAACTTATGTTCAATCTCAAAGTTATATCCAAATCTCTTACCATAGTTCATGACAAAGTCATAAATCTTCTTGTCTGGATTAGCTATCTTGATTGAATCTGTCTTAACATGAACAACTGTATAGCCCATTCTCTCAACAAGATTACGAAGATTAATCATAAACAAAGCACCACGCTTAGCAACAATATTATCAATGTTTCTCTTATCTCTAAATGGATTGTCAAACTTAGCAGCAGTTAAACCATATACAGAGTTAATCACAATCTTTAATGCCTGCGCAAGCGCTTTGGCTTTCTTAGGGTCATCAAGATACTTGGCTAATGCACCATCGAACATCTTCTTAGCCTTATCGAATTCTTTATGCTTAATATATAATCTAAGCTGAAGAATATCTTTAAATCTCTGAGTATACTCTGGACCAAATAACTCTTCTGCAATAACTGATGATGGATGCATAGATGCTACATCAAATGTCCACACATTATTATACATGCCTGGACGAGCATATACATAACCGCCTTCACCAACTTCTTCTACATCTAGATAAGAACTCTTACCAAAAGAATACTTGTATCCTGGGAATATAATCTTACCATCATCTTGAACTGCAGTAATACCATCATCCTCAAGAATATAAGTATGACCTGGTTCAGCTTCACCCATGAAACGATAGTTGAACTGATTCTGTGGTGTCTTGTTATCACCAAATATAAATCTTGTAGATAAGCTATTAGTTGTATCATTAACAGATGAGCCTGTTAACTCTGCCAGAATCTCTCTTGCTAAGAAGTCACCCTGAGTAGCATCCCATACAGCTTCTGTTGCCATAACATCATTGCAACAATATTCTGCAACTAAATCCCATAACTCTTTTGGTGCTGGTTTGTCCCATGGAAGTCCTAACTCTTGATGATGAATACCTAATTCAATCTCCCACTTCTTAAGACTCTGCTTATTAGAAGTGTAGTCATAAATATCAGTGTAAGAAATATTCCATGCTTGACCGGCAAAGCCGCCCTTAATACCATTAATAATATCCTGTGACCTCTGATACAATTGTTCATTGGTCTCTCCTAACATACGACCATACAAAATATGATTATCGTATCTTCTATTGTTAAATCCAACAAGTCTAAATGACTCAACAAGATTAGCAATATCATTAGGTGAAGGATTAATCATTGATACTACAGGATTTTCCTTACCCATCTTCTTCCAGCACACAACAAACAAGTTACTAAACACTTCGACATCATAGAATATAATAGGCTTATTGCTATCGTTCTCTGATGGTGGTGCTTGCACCTCATCTGATTCATCTGATTCAAATTTCATCTCAGAAACTCTTTCAACACAATATTGAGCATTGTTAGTGGAATTCATGGCGAAGTTAAACACATCATCAAACATATCACTTACATCATACTGCATGCCACTATAATAAGCGTCATCTAATAACTTAAATATAAAGTCAATGCTTGGCTTGGTTGCACCATGAATCTCTTTGTTCAAATTCTTCTTTATGAGATTTCTAAGATGCTGTTCATCCTTTACTGTGTCAATATTTATCATCTTCTTTTTCTCCCTTAATGGCAGGAAGCCAGGTTCCATCTTTGAAATATCAAGATTATTACATAGGGATAATTTCCTTCTTAACGAGCTATTACCGGTGAAGACCTTTACCTCAATATCTTCGTCGTATAGTCTACTTAACTCTGTAACATCACCTGTATAAATATAATGCAGATGTAATCCATTGCCTCCTTTACTTACTTCAGCATATGTCTCTGGAAACTTCTTAGCTGCTTCCAAATTCAATGCTAATGATTTATTACCTTCTTTGTCTTTCAAATCAAAATCTATAACTATATGATTCTCTTGTGGCTTTACATAATGTAAACGCTTTGTTGAAATATCATTTAGTACAAACTCGACTTCTGTCCATTTAGCTCTAGGTGTTTCTGCTTTACTAGCATACTGAGCCGCACAATCCTTACAGTAAATATCAAATTTACTTTCCTGCTCGGTTAACTCTAGCCAAGAATATCTTCTGTTAGGAACCTTAACAGGTTTCTGGTTCTTTTCAAATCTTTTGTAATCAAACCCAGAAAATAAACTATACACGCAAGTGCCATTATCAAGATACTTTCTTTCATCGAAATTATGATAATAGTTCTTCAACTCTTCCCTAAACTTATACTTAGGCATTAAGTAACTCATATCACTTTCTTGACAATATGCTTTAAATATCTCATATGCATGCTTAAGAGTAACACCTTCTTCTGCTGTAAGAACATTATAGTTATCTTCCACAAAGTTAAAGAATGGGTCAGTCTTATACATCATATCAAGAGGTTTATACTTGTTGTAGTATGTCTTGCCTCTTTCTTCATAGAAGTTCAAACAATAATATGCAATTGCACCCAACTCATTCTCAAGAATATCTTTCATCAATCTGTCATAATCCTTGGGTGGTATTTTGTTACCTGTCGGATGAACATCAATTACTCTTCGAATCAAACCTGATTTAGCATCTGTAATCTTTACAGGTTTATTTGAAGCCATTATAAGAAAACTATTAATCTTAATTTCATACTTTGACTTGAACTTCTCGTTAATAACCATTGTCTCATGCGAAACAATATTATTTAACACCGAGTTATCTCTAATCTGTGAAAGGTCACCTTCATGTTGTAAAGCAACTAATGGATTCGAACCAAATACATCACCTGCAAAACTATTTGTTCCTGTTACAATATCTTTTGAATCAAACTTAATATTGTAGCCATCAAACATTTTATCAATAATGTTAAGCACAGTTGACTTACCGGTTCCACCTGCACCATATAATACTAAGAACTTTTGAATACTCTTTGAATCACCAGATATAATTGCACCAATAGCCCAATCAATCTTCTCTCTTTCTTCAGGAGAATATAAAGTATTCATTAACTTGTCATACGATTCAATAGAACCTTCTTCCATTGCATATGGTAATCTCTTAGAAATATAATCAGTCTTCTTTACTTCTGTATTAGCAAAAGTAATCTTATTATCTAACTGATGATAGTTAGAAGGACACAACTGCAAATATTTCTTCCACTCTTTCCATGCGTTTGAATTAAAGTCTGACATGTATGAAGCATTAGCATGCTCTAAGTTCAAATTTCTAATATGCTCGTCAATATCTCTATCAATAATCTGAGCTACATCATACTCATCTTTTGACCATAATCCGGTTTCTTCATTCCAAATTGCATGAAACGCTTTACCCTGTATCATAACATCTTTACTTTTTGTGATTTGAAAGGCTGGAAATACTGTTATACCATTTCTAGTATTTTTGTCTTTAATTTTGTAAAAATCCATAAAATTATCCTTCCATTTTTTCTACAGTGAAATTTGCGGTTTTTTCGCCTATATTTATATATATATTTTCAACTCTATATAGTTAATAAAATAAATTTCACTTTTCACTGTAAACTTCAACACCCTCTCAGCCCAGTAAAATCAAGGGCTCCGGGACTTTTACTCAAAAAAGTTACAGTGAAAAATTTTCAAAAAAAGTCAATTTTGGCATTTTTCGAAAAATGGGCTTCAAAAAAGTTTTCACTTTTCACTGTAAAAATTCACTATTTTTCTTCCCATTTTACTGGTTTTTTAGAGTCAACATTAGTAGGTTCCTCTAAACAATCACAGCATGGTTCGTCCTGTTCGGACTCTTCTGAGTGCTTACAAATAGCACAATATGTGTGAAAATCCACTATTTTTAAGTTATCCATTATTAAATTTTCCTCCAAATTACTCAAATATCAGTCCAAATATGCGTCCAACGAGCCCTAAAAGTCCTTATTAGACCCCCTAAAAGTACCTAAAAAGCCTCTAAAAGTCTCTATTAGACCCTACATTTCACTAATAGAAGTGATGAACCAGCACATTTGATACCAAATTTCAACCTCTCTGAGGTCTTCAGTAGCATGTTTAACCACGAATAAACCGCCTCTAGAGCCATTATCAGCGTATTTACGGTCCATAAAGGTATCTATATGCTTCATAGCTCTAGAATGGCTAAAATCGGCGTTTTTGAGCCTTACAAGGCCTAAATTTGACATCATAACCCAGAATATCCAGTGTTTTGGGTCATCATCGTTTACAATATCCTCATCAATCATAGAAAATGCAGCTCTGTCAGCCAATCCAACAAGCATTTCTAGTACCGAACAAGGTCCTGTAATAGCATTATGGCGTGTTTCAAAGTCAATATCATTGTCGTCTGCAAATCTACTACGTAAATCGACTCCATCAGCCGCTCTATTGGCATCTCTATCCATAGTAAAACGGAAAGTTACGCCAAAAAGCAGCCTCAAAAGTCTATCATAGTCTCTTTTTTCCTGTTTAGTACACACCATATCGGTAAGCCACTGAAAATATGATTCGATTATTTCTCTACTATCCATAAATTAGTTGGATGATGTCTCTTCCATGTATGTATCATAATCGCGAATATCGGAAACAATGCGGAAATCAATCTCAAGAGATGTGTTACGAATATAAACAACCCCTGTTCCAGATTCCTCTAGACCATCCTTAAGATTCTTCTTTCCACCAATCTGACTATAAGCATCATACTTAACATCATCTTCTGTAACGAAAACATCTGAACCTTCAAGATATGTCAATTCAACCTGGTCATAATCTTCATCATCACCATACTCACTCTCATCAATAAATCGAATGACTAATTCATCACCCTCTCCTTCCTCTAAATATTCATCCTGGACTCTTTCAGCCTCTTTATTATCGTCCTCAGCCGATGCTTCGTCCTCTTTTTTGTTTTTCTTTTGTGAGAAGGATGTATAGTCGACAATACCGTTCTCATCTTTTAACTGTTGGACAGTCTCAGAATAAGTGTCATGTTCAAAGTCTGGATATGGGTCCTCTTCGTCGTCCTCTTCATCAGACTCTTCAGACTCCTCATCATCGAGACTAGCCATCATATTAAGCTGCTCGACTAATGCCTTAGCCTCTTCATCGTCGATGTCATCATCCTCGACAATATCATTCTCATGGGCATACTGGCAATCCTCGCAATGTTTATCCCACTTATTCTGCAACTCGTCTAAATAGCCATCATATTCATCACAGAAAGCATCGAGTTCTCTCTTGTATCTATTACTTGTCCATACTGCTGCACAAACAACTCCGAATAAAGTACCACCTATAAAAGCAAATACTGTTTCTTTATCCATTATTTATTATCCTCCTTATACTTTCTGTCTGCATAATATTTTACAGCCTTATATCCTAAATATGCAGCTCCAATGATTGCGGTTGTCTTTAAGCCGCCATACATCAGCTTTATAATATCCTGAGAATAAATCTTAAAACCAAATGGTTTTTGAAAGCCTAAAATATAATCAACATCCCAGTATTTTTCTCTAAGATTCTTTAATTCTTCAGAATCCATATTTATTAGTTCTTCTTTTGTGAACTTTTTCATTTATATATCTCCTTCTATTTACTAAAATAATGATTACCAACAGGACCATCAAACATGTCCTCGCTCCAATCATTAAAACCAATACTGTTAAAATATAAAACTTCTGTATTTGTACGATAATTAAGTTCCTCACATACAATACGTACAATGTGCTCATCGAGTTCCACACTGTCTATACGGCCATTCTCAAAAATATCAAATTGACCTTGGTCATAGACTACCTCATGGATTGTATTAGGAAAACCTGGATGGTCTACACGATTAAGAATAACATCTATAACCAATCTTTGACCATAATCAGATTCTCCCTCCGCTTCTGCATAAGCTACTAAGGCTAGAAGTTCTAAATCGTCACAATATTGTTCGTCGTTAAGACGTTCGTCATAATACACCTCAATTTCTTCTGGCTGCTCAGGTTCTGCGGTTACTACTACATCTGATTTTGTTGTTTCTAAATATGATAAATCCGGAACAAAGTCACAAACTCCTGCAGTGGTTCCATAAGAAATATCGGTGTAACTTATATCAGTAGTGTATGAAGCACTGGTGAACAGTAACTCCATCATAAATATCATAGTTGCCGTTGCTCTAGCTAGCTTTCTTTTCATATCGGTTATTATCCCTTCCCCACACAAATGAGTACCCACTAAAAACCCCAATAGTATTGTTGCGGATACTCAAATATAAAGTCATTACTTTGACTTTGTGTGATTATTTTATCATTAACAGTTGCGAAATTTATGATTTCTTACAAACAAACCATCCTTACAAATATCTCCATCAACATTGAAGTCGAGAAGAATATAAGGCTGGAACCCATTAATATAATCCTCATATACTGGTCTATTAACAGTAGTAATACCAAAGTCTACTTCATTATCACCAGTATAATCAGCGTCTGTAACATTATGCTTAGGGTCTCTAATCCAACCTACACGCTGTCCAGCCTCTGTAGGAGGGAAACCTAGCATCTCATAAACCTCATTTAAGAACAAATATCCTTTTCTTTTAAGAATTCTATTTGCATTCGACTGACATTCCTTCAAGAAGAATAGATTATAATCTCTTGAACTTTGGTCATTGAACTTAGAATCCTCCCAGATACGCCCATACTCACTGAAATCTTCAAATCTGTTACCATCTGGCATAACAAGAACATCCTTTTTAACAGACTTCTTCTTACCAGTCTCTTCATCAACAACTTTTTCCGTAACAGTTTCTCTCTTAAGACCATAACGTAATTCTTTATCTACCTGCTCTCCATAACGCTCCCTTACGTTCTTACGATAATTACTAAGGATTGCTTCTAATGATGTAACCTCAGCTGTAAGAGCAGAATTACGAATATAATACTCGTTTGTACCAGCTATAATACATGTTAATCCTAAAGTTCCTGTAATGATAGGACCGCTGTATAATTTAAGAATATCAAATGTCGCGTGAGCATAACTCTTTGTAAGAGCCTTAGTAAGCTCCTTCTTTTCTGTAGCTGGTACTGTTTCTTTGACCTCAGCAATCTCTTTCTTAGCCTTCTCTACTGTCTTAGGAAGCTTAAGAGTTTGCTTACATGCCCATACAGTTGTTCCAAGCAATGTAATAGTACCTACTGTAATACCTATGATAGGCGCATTCTCATAACACTCTGCTGCAAAATCACTTGCCATATCAGAGATTTTCTCCATAAAATTTCCCATTATTCTTTATTCTCCTTTTCTATATCTTTAATTTCTCCCTTTTCATCAACACCGACCAGCATACCATACATTAAATCTGCCTGGTCCCCGTCAAACGAGTTAAGTTTTGCCATTGATTTGGTACCCTCGATAGGAGTTCCGACAACTAATTTAGAATAACTAGTTGCCTTATGTGTTTTTTCATCGAGTTTAATATTTGGCAAATAATTAACACAAATTAACATTATTCTTTGTCCTTTCCGATATAGTCAAATATACTGTACTGATAATAATAGTTCTCTTGTTCAGATATAATTTGTTCATTTGACTTACCTTTATTATTTTTCTTAATGCGCTTAGCCTCATCAAAAGCTCCGCTATTTAACTTCTGATAGTAAATTGCGATTACCTGATGCACAGGCATCTCAAATATCCTTAAAAAGTTACCATCATATAACTCGTTAATCCGCTTTCGCATATCGTCTACTGAAATGCCCATAACATATACTCTCCTTTAATCTAATCTTATTGGTTTAGGGAAACCTGTAATAGTGTATTTCTTATTACCATTCTCGTCTTTATAGCACTCAATATCTAAGTCCTCATCATCAAATGGATAACAACCATCCTCATCGAGACCCCAGCCCCAATCCTGAGGATAATCTGTATACTCCCAATCATTGAAGTCAGCGAAGTCATAATAATCCTTTACTGAACAGAAGTTATACTCATCCATTTGTTCAAATATAGCCTCAATAACATCAAGAGCAAAAGCTTCACTCTTTAACGGAACCTCATAGATGGAATATCGTCCATAAGAAATCTTATTAGGCTTCTTATTCTTTCGCTTATTAGATTTATTACCTTTGAAGTGACCATCATATGCATGATAGCTGCCGCCAGATGACCTCTTTCTTCTACTTCTACCACTTCCAGGTCTACCGCTGATTGTTTCATACAATCTGTCGCCCATATCTTCCCACATATCTTTTCCTAAGTCCATAATACCAGGAATAACAACTTCATCTTTTAGTTCTGAAAATATCATTCCTAAGTCTCCTAATATAACAGACTTAGCACTTCTAGCATCAGGCTTTTCAGGCTTATTGGTTCGATTGGCAAGCAGCTTACTTCTAACGTCTTCTTTTGTCTTCTTTTCAGTCTTTTTTGTTTTCTCTTTTGACTTATGAGAGTTTGATTTATACTCTACTTCTGCCATTTATCTGTCCTCCCTTTATTTATCATCGTTGTACATCATTGGATAGTCTTCGCTTAAGTCCCTTGGCATAATAACTGGAGCAATAATAAAATATCCAGATGGTTCATCTTTTTCTTCATCTACATCAACATACTCATGTTCGAAGTCAATCCATGTCTGCTCATACTCAAGCATCATAAAGTCAATGTCCCATCCTAGTTTTTTAAGAGCTCTTCTATGCTTTCTATTATTATAAACGAAATTTTCAATACCTAAGAACTTATAGAACTCCCAAAGACTTACATCACCTCTTAAAGACATGTTTCTATTAAGATAATATTCTGCTTGTCTTACTTTTTCTGGAGTAGAAGCAAAATATAATTCCGAAATAGGTTCAAAGAATATACATTCACCAGCACCAGAATCAACATCCTGCAATGCATCATCACACTGATATGCTCCACCTATTTGATGTATTCTAACATCTTCAGCCATAGCAATATCAATTTTCTTTGCAACATCTTCACCAGCTACTTCTTTGACTTTATTACGATACTTCTCATAAGACCTTCCTACCATAGCATATGCACCACACATAGCAATCTTATCCTGCTCATTAATGTTTCGGTTACTAATAATACAAGCTATAGTAAATGCCGCAGAAACTAATGTTGGTATACATTCAGGAGCTACAGTCTTAACAATATCAATTGTTTTTAATTCTTCTTTTTTCTCAGCTTTCTCTTTTTCAAGCTTTTGTACTTTTCTATCAGCTCTAATAGCACCTCTAGCTGTAAAATATAAAGAAGCTCCAAAACCAATCAATGCTCCTACAGTTAATATGGTGTTACTATTATCGTCCCAGAAGTTCTCGAGATTCTCCTGAGCATCAGATATAAAACTCATAATTACCTCCCGTAATTTGTCGACAAAAAATGAGAGAGTCTACATTTCTGTAAACCCTCTGCTGCAAATATCAATATTCAATTTTTCCTTTGGATTACTCTTCAGAATCCTCAACGTCCTCTTCATCATAATCAACGTCAACTGGCTCTTCAGTAGCCTTAGCTTTTCTCTTTGCTAAGAAACCTGTGATTCCCTTATAACCTGCATAAACAACACCTGCGGCTACTACGCCACCAAGAATTGTATATCCGATTACCTTTCCTACAGATGTCTCAGCTGCTTCTGTTGCCTCAACTACTGCTTCCTTTGTCTCGTCAATTGTCTCCATGATTTCGTTTGTGTTTTCCATTTTTAAATCCTCCTAGATTTTTAATTATTAAATATCGAAGTATTCACTTCATTATAGACCATGAATTTTTTTCGAATTTTTATTTATACATTGCCTCATAACTAGGCTCTATATCAAAATCCATGACCAATGTAGGTTCATTGTTTTCATTCATTGCAGAAGTAGGTCTTAATCTGAATGTACCATTGTCTGCATTCCAACCTCGTGTCTCTCCCTTAACCAATGGTATGCCAATTTCATCATATAAGTCATTTAAATTAACAGTCTGACACATATTATGAAGCATTTCTGCATTTATAGCATTGACCGCAGACTCGAGTCTATCCACGCTGCATCGAAAGTAGCGACCCGAATATGGGTCAAAACATAATGTGGCTGGTTTGCTTGTTTCAAGAACAGGAATCTTTTTCTCTTCAGGTTTAGGTGCTCTCTTAAGCTTTTCCTTATTGACCTCATCCCTTACTTCTCGTTCCTTCTTCTCTCCAAACTTCTCAATCACTTTCTCCTTATAAAGTTTCTTGCTTGTTTCTGAGATTTGTAATGCAGTTGCTAGACTAGTGACCTTATTATTCTCCATCGAATATGCATTAATCGTACAATAAGTTCCCGAAGCTGCCAAGAGCAAAATAGGTACACCGCGCTTAACCAAAGTCTTACCACAGTCAAAATATAATGATTTCTTTGCCTGCTTGTACTCCTCATCATCGATTTCTCCTTCGTCATAAGCATCTGTAACTTCTATAAGTTCTTCTTTTGTTCTGTCGATACTATCCTTAATCTTAGGCGCCTCGACACAAGCTGCTACAACAGCTAATCCAAATGATACAATACCAATACCTAAATTAATAGCACTGGCGTTTTCTTCCATTGTTTCTGTAACATTGTCTAAGAATTCTTTAAATGCCATTATTAATTATTCTCCTTTTCTATTTTTTTTTCATAAACATTAAAACAAAAAATAAAGAGAGTCAATTAATGACCCTCATTCTTTGAGTTTTTCTGCTCTCTCTTTTCAACGGCTCTCTCATATGACTCGTCTCTTCGTTTCTTTGTCTCTCCTGACAATTCAGCTCCTAATCTGCCTCCTGCCATAATAAGACCTCCAACTAATGAAATTTCTGTCCACATAATAGTTTCCTCCTTAAAATATAATTTTGAGCTTTATTACTCTTCATTATAGTACATGAATTTTTTACGAATCCATATAAAGCAACATTGTATTACAATCTTGAATATCTTTTAAAAGACCTTTCTTACCACATGCCACAATATATCCATCATTGTCAATATACTTAGATATACCGTAATAATTACTATGATATGTAGGAGCATGTCTACGACGATGATTATTATACTCTGAATAAGGAATAATCTCATATTCAGGCTCCTTACCGAACATAACTTTCAATCCACGTATAAATTTATCAAACATGTTTCACCTCACAAAAATATAAAGAGCCTAAGTTATTCACCTAAGCTCTTATTTGTTGGAATTACTTTTCTTTCTTATCCTTCTTATTTTTCACCTTTTCAACTTCTTCTAACATGTCTTTTTCTACTGCTTCTTCCTCGGCATCCTCGAAGAGTTTTGCAATTCCCATATTTGTTGTAAATGCTGTTGTTACACCTACTACAAAGTAAGCTGAAACTCTAGCTATATCGCAAACCGCATTCAATGTGTCATTTCCTGTGTCTGCTGATTTACCAAGTTCAAAATACTCTGATAATATCTGTGCTTCGCAAGCATCTGCTCCAAACATAGTTAAATACTCTCTGATTCTTACCTTTGTTAAATGTTTCATGATAGATTCCTCCTTATTGAATCAAATATAATTTTAGCAATTCCTGCTATTATAGTGCGTTAATTTTTTACGAATTTTTGCTGGTTTGATTTTAACATCGCCAGTGAGAATATCCTTTCTATTGCATGAAATTAGAAAATTCCCCATTTTACCGAATACTTCAAGTAAAATATAATAAGGATAAATACCAACGACCTGAGCTTTCATTGGTTTCTGACTAGCTCTTTTATTGTCATAATTTTCATTATACTTAACAAATTGCCCAATTTTAAATTCCTTACCAGCATTTAAATCATCATCCATATAAATTAGTCCGTTAACCATTTCTACCTAATTACCTCCCATAATAATTTAGTCTTTGAAAATATCGGCATTAATATTCTGCTTCTTTGATATATTTTTAATAACTTTAATAGATGCTTTAGCTGCTGCAAAGCCTAAAGTACCAAAGAAAGCTATGTTAAAAACTGTTTTGCCATCAATATGCACGTCAAATATAATTTCACTCATAATTAATCCTCCTGGTCTTCAATTCCCAAATCTTTCTTATGTACAAGACTGCTATTATCAAGTTCGCAAATAACTCCAATAATAGATAGTACATATATCCACCAAGGTGCTTTTAATACCCATAAAACATAACAAATAAATGTAATCATAATTACCTCCTGAAAAAAAATGAGAGAGTCTACATTTCTGTAAACCCTCTGCTGCAGCTATTTAATTTTTAAGCTCTTTTAAATGTTCATGAATATAAATTGCACATTCCTTTGCATCAACAACCTTAAAGCCATCACCATCTGGTATCTTCCAGTCAACTAATCCAGCCTTATCGATTTTTTCTAAACCATCTGCCACACACATTTGGTCATATTTCTCTCCAGCGATAAATGCTATAACTAATCCTGTACCAACACCAAAGATAGTTAATCCTTTCTTGTGTTTCTTTCCAAAGTCCTTTGCCTTTTCAATAAATTTGTTCATGTTATTTTCCTCCATAAAATATAATTTTATACTGCATTATAGCATGTGATTTTTTTACGATTATTTGATAGAATCTAGTAATTTCTTTGTATCATCATCTAAGTCAATTCCGCAATCACACTCGGTGCATTGTTCTAAACCAGATACAACACAAATATACCTATTATCAAAACTAAATAATCTATCGCCAGTAACTCTTCTTTTAGGTTTGCCACATTCTGGACATACTTTTACAACTTCCTCAAATGGTAAATAATGTTTACTCATAAATATAATTCCTTAGTCGTCAAAGAAGCTACATGAGTCTCTACAGTCTGGATAACAGTTATTGTCACAGCTTTTACATACCTCTGGTCTATCATCTGCTAAACCTCCGTCTATGTATGTGTCTTCGTCATCCATATCACCAAACCTATCTACAAAATATACTTCGCCGTTTAGCTCATATGCTTCGTAAGCTCCACAATCTTTGCACCTATAATGACCATATACTCCAGGTATTTGCTTAAATCTTCCACTACATCCTGGACATGTAATGATTTTAAATATATCTCTTTGTCTCTCTCCTGTTCTTCCCATATCTAAACCTCCTAAATATAATACAGAAAGCAACAACGCAAGCAAATAAAAATAAGAGAGTCTACATTTCTGTAAACCCTCTAATAATGATTATTAACTAATTCTTCTTAATATCGAACTGAATAAATTATCAGCCGCTTTTACAGCATCCTTATTGGTAATAACAGTATTAAGATTTATTTCCTGATACTCCTCAAGAGTCTTGAAACTCATATATAATCCTAATCCAGTAAGTACTAAGGTTGCTCCATCTACTCCGATTCTAAACCAATCGAAACGTTCTTTCTGTTTCTCTGCTTTGCGATTTGTTTCTACTTCATTATCAACTCGCTGTTGCTCGAGATAAGTATCGTCTGCATCTTTCTGTAAATCGCGATAGATGTTCATACCTTTTAAAAACTCATCTGTTGCTTGACTATTTTCTTTAGTTCCGCACTCTGATTTTTCAATAATAAAATCTCTCTTCTGTTTCAATACCTCAATTAGCATTGTCTGTAAATCGATTGTGTTATTTTCTTCCATTATTCGATTCCTCCTTGAATTTATTATAATCTTCTATTATAGAACGTGAAAAATTTACGAAAACATCTTCTTAGCTTCGTAACCATACTTAAGAGTAAATTCCTCAGCAATATCAGCTAATTCAGAATATCCATTATCACGTAGTATATTAAGAAGTTTTTCCTGTTCTTTCTTAGAGGAAACGATTTTCTTTATTGCGGGTGTTGCCTTCTTTGCCCAACGAATTTTGTCTAATGCATTAATTTTTAACATTACTTATTCTCCTTCTTTTGCATTTTTCATTGGTATATTTTCATTCTGCTGATTGAATACTTGTACCACTCTGTGAATAACTTTTCTAAGTTGTCCTATCTTATCCCAGACGTGAATCCATTCCTCATATGTGTTATCCCACATATAAACACCTGGTTTCTGGAATGGTGAATTAAAAGCCTTCTCATAATACAAATATAAATCTGAAAACTCTTTAGCAGTATCTTCTTTGTATAAGAAAATATAATCAGCAGCCATCATCATTTTGTCCCAATCATCAACAGACTTGATATCAGGATTTTCTAATTGATTGAACTCGCAATCCAGAAGTATTACATTCTCATTGAGTTTCATTTCTTTTTATTCTCCTTAAAATATAATTCAGCTAATTTGCACATTGCATGTTCCTTAGCATCTTCGAACGATATTCCGTGTTTATCAGCATACTCACGGATATATTCTCTTATTGTTTGCGTATTTTCTCTAGACATTCTTTACACCACTCTTTAAAACTTTTCTTTGTGTATTTTATGCAATCATCAATATCAGGAACAATACTTAATATATTATCAAACATATCCGGTTCAACGGTAGTGTCTTTAATGAATTTAATTGCAATATTCTCATAAGACTTGTCCCAACAAGCACCAACACCACATGAGTATCCAAGTGCAAATACAAAGAAAACAATACACAAAACGAAACCCAAACACAACAAGATAAATATTATGTTTAATATAATTTCAATCATCTTATTCCTCCCTATTCTAACCAGCTATTATCAATCATATAGAAACCAATCACAGCAGCAATTGTAAGTGCTATCCATATTAACCAAAATATAATTAATGGTAGATTGCTCATTGTTTTCATAGATTCCAGACTTTCTTCAATCGTCTTATCATCCATAAATTTACTACCATCAGATATGGTTCCGTCTTTCAATTGCGTATAGATTGTTCCTGTATGATTTGTAGCTATTCCAGTATATATAAATCTCACATGATATCCGCCGCTTAGAGTATCTATATACTCGTCGTCGATACCTTTAAACTTGTCAAATGGAAGTTTTACACCACAAAATATAATATTCTCGCAAGACTTTTCCTCACTATCATAGTAATCCCAAGTCCAATAAGTTTCTGTTGTAGTGTAAGTACCGCCTTTTCCATTTGAATGAGTGACAGTACGCGTATGCATATTATAATGCTCTTCTACTTTTCTAATCCATAGATACTCTCCTCCAATATCTGGAAATGTAACTGTATCTACAGGTTCTATGTCACCATATACAAATGCATTACCAACACTTGTATCCATGCCATATTGAAACATATCAGTATCTGTGATTTGGATAGCTTGGTCGTATTTACGATTCTTATCAGTGATTTTGTCAGATATCTTATCACTAATAAGGACTCCTAATATAAGCATAAAAGAGACGATAACCAAACTAGCTATCATCTCTCTAAGAGTAACCTCGCCATCTCCAAGGTCAAATACTACTATGTCTTCTGTAGCATTATTCAAAGAGCGTAATCGGCTCGGAATCTGTTTTATCTGTTTGATAATATTCATAATCTACCACCTCATATCCTGTCATACCAAGAAACTGTCTGTGCGGAAAACTTCTAACGTATCTGTTGTAATCTTTTACTGCAGTATTATATGCCTGCTTAAACTGTGCTATGAGATTCTCGGTGGTAGCAATCTCTGTCATAAACTGTTTATAATTATCCTGACTCTTAAGCTCTGGATATGCCTCTGCAACGGCGTTAATCTGAGCAACTACATCATCTGCTTCCGACTCGGACATATTAGTTCCTCTAGCAGCAATAGTAGCAGTTAAAGTATCATACTCATGCTTGTCGTAAGCTTTGACACACTCAGCAAGTTCTGATAAGACATTGAATCGTCTCTGCAGCTGTGTATCAATATCTGCTTTAGCTGTCTGAACATTCTCTTCTAGACTAATAGCCTTGTTCTGACTGCCCTGAACAATAAACACTCCAAGAATAATCACAAATATAATTGCTACAGCTGTTATTATGTATAACTTATAGTTCCTCATCTTTATTATCCTCCTTACATTGGTGTTAATCCATTCTCTTTAGCTTTTTCAGTCATATCGACATATTTATTAATATACCACTGAGCCTTCTTAATATCCTCATAGCCGTTCTTTCTCTTATGACGGTAAATATACTTGAAGGTATTACATATGCAAAAGTCTCTAACAGCATCATAACCAAGGGCTTCTTCCATAACCTCAATACATTCAAACTTACCTGACTCATAATGAGACGGATGATTTACCTGGTCTGAAACTTCTTCCTTAGGTGGATTCATATACTGCGAAAACTCATCATTTGGAAATACCATAACCTCGTCTTTATGAACAAGAAGAGGCACTTCCTCTTCTTCGAATTTAACAAGCACTGTATTTTCAAATTCTTTGAGTATTACTCCTTTTGTGCCGGCTTTAAGAAATACACCATTGCCAACTTCCGAATCTCCTATTAAACAAACAACATCAGTTACTTTAAGCATCACTATATCTCCTCTAACATCTTTACATATTTTGATTTCTGATTAATTAAAAAATCGATAAAAGCATAACCAAACTCAATATCCATTTGGTCTAATCGCTCCATTAATTCAGTCTCCTCTATATTTCTAGCAGCCTTACATACATCCTGAGATTTGGACTTTTTATCAATTGCAATAATGCCAGATGGAGGCATTAATAAGTTTGTAATACCATGCCATACTCTCCTGAGATTATACTTAATACTAAAATAATTAATATTTGTAATACTACTATTTTGGTTTTCTCTTACTTTTAAAACATACTCAACATTGCTAATCATTCCTTGAATTTCGCTTATTTTTTTGATTAATGCAATTAGCCTTTTTAAGCTGTTCTGGCGTCATTTTTATCCTCCCTTATATGTTTATTAAATAGTATTGAAAATGTCGTCGGCTTCTTTTAGAGTATTTTTGACTAAATCGTATAATGATAAATTACACTCTCTAAGAAATTCCGGTTCATAAGATTTATTCCATACCTTAGCTTTTACCACATCTGTGAATGAAAATATCAGTCTCATATGACTATTATTTGTGAATTCCATTCTAACATCTACACAAATTGATGTCTTCTTAGACCATTCTGAAATATAAGTTAATATGATAGGTGTAAAATTCATTTTATTCATCCTCCTTTAAGCACAATAGGTAATCTGTTGAAACACTAAAATATTTGGCAATATCAATAATTTGAAACATGTTAGGATACTGAAGCTCATGCAGCATCCTAGATAGGCTATGTTCATCTATAAGAGTTGCCTGTGATAATGTTCTATTACTAATATCGTTTTCATATAGTAGCTGCTCTAGTCTTACCGCAAAACGCATTTCATCTTTATCAGAATATAATTTTCTATCACGACGTTTATATTGTTTGCCTAGATTAGACATATATCATTCACCAGCTTTCTTTGATTTATGTTCATCTATAGAATATCTGCATTCAGTACCATTACAATAGAATCTTGAAGTCTCAACCTTAGGAGCTTTCTTAAGCCAATGTACAATAGTATTATAGTAATCGTATTTATTGCCCATCGCTTTCTTAGAAATTGCCATAGCAATACCCTTTTCTGGGTCGTAAATTTCATCTTTCTGACACTTAACAACGGTCTTTGTTCCATCAGCCCAGAACACAATTGTTGCTGGGTTATTAAATATAACATTCTTAATTTCTGGTACTATCATAGCCATTTCCCTTTCTGTATTATGAATTGCTCTCATTAATTCTGTAGTTGCGATAACGTCTTCCGCACAATAATGAACAGGCGTACTATATTCTGGTGCATCAAGTGATTCCATGTCATGACAATATATAATTTGAGGTTTACATGGCCTATAGAGCTTTATAAAGTTTTCAGCATTTTCAATACATGGAAATCTTCTCGCATTCTTTTTATCTTTAGTATATTTTACAGCACTAGTAATAAGGTCAATAGATTTTACATACATTGTAACACTACGTCCTTTAAAATAAAAATGCGACTGAATAATTACTGGTTTATCCATTTCTTTTGTCTCCTCTTCTTCTATTCTATTTGGTTTGCATAATACATCTGCATCTCTTATACCTATGCTATTTATAACCATTCTTGCTATTGTTGGATTTGTAAAAAGGTTAGCGTCTTCAGGGTCTGTTGACCATTTTGCTGTACAAATATCAGTATTATATGCTGTTAAATAAATCCTATGATGTGTACAAGCATTTAATTTAGATATGACGTAATAACCCTTTTTTCTCGTCACTTGTTTACTCATAATTACCTCCTAAATATAATTTATAGATTGCATATCCATGAAATCGTATAAACAATTGAAAAAATTATGTATAAAATATAAAATGCTGTTAATACATATAACCATAAAGGAAAATCACTACGTAATGACCTTAACCTGTTATGTCTGTGCCATGACCGTGCTATAAAATCAAACAAACATCTGTAAACTATAAAAATAAACCATACTAATAATAATCCTTTAATCACCATTTTTATTATCCTCCTTAATTACCTCATTAAATATTTGATTCCAACATGACTGACAATAACATAATTCATCGACATATCTGCCTCTTTTTATAGGTACTCTTTTTAAATCATTTGTTCTCGAACATGCATTACACGATTGCGATTTCTTAAAGCCAGCATCAAAATCTTTTACTATAACAGCTCTCCCTTTTGTTTCTAACATTTACTCCTCCTTTGACACACCAATAAAATCTGGTACATTGTATTCTTCTGTGCACAGTTTATTATCTTTGTAATATTTAATAGTTAATATATCACTTTCGACAATTATACTGTCCACTTTTGTAAATCCGAGCACTTTCTTATCCCCATCTTTGAATGTAGCAACCATCCTTTCATTCCTCCTTAAAATATAATAGTAGTAAAGTTATTAGACCTTATGGTCAGACCGTCAGAATGGATTTGAACCATTGACTCTCGTTGCTCACATAAATTGGCGCCAAGTGATAAACAACGCTACTCTTCCAAACTGAGTTACTGACGGAAAATAAAGAGAGTCTAGTATACACTAAACTCTCAAAAAATAAAGTGGTTCAGCTAGCTTCGAACTAGCGACTCTGGATTGCTCCAGTGTGTTAACCATTACACCATTAAGCGAGGTACTCCTCTCTACCCACTTCATTTAAGTGTATGAATTTTTTTCGAATTCTATGTACGCTTGCAAATCAAGTATTTTATCTTCAATTTTGTTATAGCATGTCGTGCATAAATCAACGCATCTACTTCGGCCAAGAACCAAATGCTGACACCCATCATGTGAAATATCACAACCGCACATATCACAATATACTTCAATTTGTCTCATTATTATTTACCTCCTAAATCAATTTTAACAATAGCGTTACTCACAACAGGTTGGAAGCCAATAGCAATTCTATGTAAATTACGTCCAAAAACAAAATTGTCAAACACAGGTGACTCGATAAGTTCTTCTAAAAACATGCTATCTATAATACATCTCTCAAACGTAACCATATGCGGTACCATAATGCCTGTATCTGGAACATATTTTTTCGCGTAGGCAACCATAGTAACCCTTCTACGAACAATCTCTTCAATAACTTCTGGATGTTTTTCTAGAACAGCATTGTATTTAAGTGCATTGTTTAATACTTCTTTACATAACGGCAATTTGCCAGCATTATGAAGTTTCAAAATCATCTGAATATAAGTTCTACTTGGCATTATTTTCCTCCTTACCTATAAAATCGATACAACAAAATGTACTAGGTTTTCTGAATTCATTTCGATGACCCCATGTGCATTCATTCTTTTTGTTGTATTTGCACTGTTCGCAAGTACCAAGTATAATGGTTAAATTACTAATATCTTTTCCTTCTAATTTATGCAATAATGCATCCATCCTGATTTGGTCGCCTATATCACTCATCTGTCAAAAAAACCTCCATGTATAAATCGTTAACTGGAAACATAAGAAAGCAAATATAATCATACATGTCACACGCGGTCTTCTGTGAAATTCAATGCTAGGTATAAAATGCCATTCGTTGTAATCAATATCAAAGAATATGTTATGTGTAAGTTGAATACAGAACCCATAGTGGTGTTTACTTATTAGTGGTTTCTTCATTGCACTTCTCCTTTTCTAATTGTTTCAGCAGCTTCATCTCTATCGATTGGGTATGCAATTTTCTCATTGCCCATTCTATATACAATACTACGACCATCTGCTGACAAGTATGGTTTATATGATAATGCTTTCAATTCACGTTCTTTATTGCTCATCATTTGTTTAATTCCTCCTTAAGCAATTCACAAAAATTAGAAAGGCAAGACATTTCGTTCCCTTTGAAATAATCGATACCAGTATCATCATCAGAATTGGACAACCCATAGGCATACCTTTGAAACTTTGTGAACAAATCGTCCATTTTGTCTTCAATTGTTGATATAGCAAGAAGTTTACTTTTACGGCAATCCTTTAGTTCTACTAAGAAATACCCATTACCTACTGATTCCATTTGGAGGATAAGAATCTCTGGAATATTCATCATATTTCTAACCTCTTCTAGAGAATATAATCCTATATAACCACAATTTCGAGTAGGCATTGTTCTACTTATCATCTATTTCTCCTCCATACACCATAAGATTACCGTTTGTATCATACATAGGGCATAAACCAGTTTTTCTATAACCGTCTAAAATATAATACATAACCTTGGTGTCTTTGTCGTATACTATGCTTGTGCTGTAATATGCCCCTTCGTCGCCCTTATCTTCATATTTATCCACTACAACAAATCTTCCACCAATCAAGTCATTGCTCTTACCCTGCTCATCAATATATTGTTCTCTTCCACAACCAGCTAATATCATCATTATTAAAGATGCAATGAGTAACATTTTTAATATACAATTCTTCATTATTATCTCCTACCTTTCTTTCTATGCTTAATATGTTTTGGAATATAAATTGGATTTGGTGTTTTATCATCTTGAAGATTATCCATTATAACATCCTCCAGGTCACTAAATATTTGTGGCTTTTCAAGCATTGCTTGTAATTTATCATGAAGTTTCTGTCCCTCAGTGCAAACAGCTACAGCAGCTTCATTAAGCTTATCTACTACTTCCTGAGGAATTACACAATATGACTCTTCGTCTAAATCATCCGAAGAAATCTCAGCGATACCATCCCAAGGAATTTTCTTACCTGTTTCTATGTCCATTAAATATACTGTACCTAAATTACTCAAGTCTGCTTTTTGCATCTTTCTTCTCCTTTCAGCCAACATATTCACCATAGTCTTTAATACAACCAGCAAGTATTATGACATCCCAAAATGTAAGTACAATAAGAGATGCTTGAATGCCACCATACCAAGATAAACAGATAGATAATACAGTTAATGCTGGTATTGCCGTTACAATACAGGCTAATATAATACTACCAAAGATTATAAGAATTTCGTTCATAGTTATTCCTCCCATATCCATTCTTTAATAATGTAAAATAATCCCATAATTGTAGCCATTATTATTTTCATAAAACCAATTAATACTCGAATTACTAATAATAAAGGCCAAAATATTATCATAGCCCATGTTTTTTCATATTCATGTGGACCGCCAGTAGAAAACAAACATACAAAAGTCGCACCTATAGCAAAGTATGTAAGCGGTAATAATATATATAACCAGAACATATTGTAATTATTCATGTCTGTTTCTCCTTTCTTTTTAGACCTTCTTCCATTCCTAAAGTGACATATGCGTATATCATACTTGGTGATTTCATAAAACCTATCAATACTAGAAATTTGTAAAATCTAGAATTACCATTTCCCTTACGCCATCTATTCCATGCTCGAAAATGCAATATTAGTTTACGCACGACTCTATTCCTCCTTAAACTATTTAAACCAATAATCCACAAGCCTCTTTAGCCATTTTATCCACTTTTTCATTCCAATAATCACCTGAATGACCTTTAACCCATTGATATTCAATATTTACAATATCACCAGCGGCAATCATTTGGTCACGATACCACTTACTAAAGTTATTACCAGGTTTCTTATACTTACCTGTAGGCCATGCACCAACACCCTCATAATCATGATGAACAATTATTTTAGGTAATTTGCTATGATGTATTATATGTTTACATATTATGTCTGAAATAGCATTATATGCTGCTAGTAACTCTCCACTATAATTATGCATAGAAACTATCTCTGGTTCCATTGAAGAACCTTTACCATAATACTTATCGCCATATTCATCTATTATGATATATGCCCAACCAACTTCTTGTGTTTTATTGTTAAAACTTCCATCAGTATAAACATTATATGTCATTTTATCTTTTTCTCCTCCCTTAACTCTTTACGCACAAGTCCTGAAAATCTATTATAACAGTCATAGCACATATCTATTTTTCTGTAAGGCTTAAGTCCATTTTGTTCAACAGACTTAACTTTCATTTGATACACATTGTTATGAAAAGTGTGACGCTCGATTTTTTGTTTACAAATATCACACTTCACATAGCACTCATTAATTTTTACTTTCATAATTATCCTCCTCTACAGGTTTTGGTTTTCTTCTTTCTTAGACAGTACTGCAGTAGAAAACACATATGAACCTGTCATACGATTTTCCAAAATATCAATAATAGTTTCATACTTCTCTTGAATCATGTACTTAGATTGACCACTAACAATCACAGTATTATGTTCGCAGTTATCCTGAGCTTTCATAATAGTGTTAATAGTTGCTACATTAAAAGTGATAGGCTCTACTATATTTCTACCGCATACTCGGTGTAATGTAATAAAATTCATTTTTAATCCTCCTTTATAAACTTTCTCATTCTTTCTTTAATGGATTCTATATCTTTTTGTTCTAAATCTTCGCTAAAGAACCTATCATCGCATTCAGCAATAACGAAATTTGGATTGGTGCCGAATATAATTTCAAAAATATCGTCTCTGCTCATATTCCTAATACTCCTTTCGCAAACTCTACAACATCATCTTTTAAACTTTCTTGGTCTTCTGTACAGTTCTCACAACGTACCACGAGCTCCTCATTCTCTCCCAGCTCCACTGAAATATAACTAGACATTGTTTTCCTCCTCAATAGTATCTATAATATAAGTTATGCAACCTTTAACAATTTCATTGCAGACTGGACCTACAGTATCATTGTCACAGCGTTCAAATATTTCTTTTGATATAATTTGCGTATAACTACAACATGAATCTTTATAGTTAAAGTTCATCACCAATTTTATTTCATAGAATGACCAATTATTGTCAATAGAAATAGATACAAATGGAAATACACGCCATACTTTTTGTTTGATTAATTTAATCAATTCTTCGCTCATTTTATTCCTCCTTAAATAAAAAATAAAAAGTAAAGGCTGTTAAACCTCTACTTTGTTCTTTAAATATAATTCATAGTGATAACCTTTTAAGTTCCATTTTTTGAATTTAGCACGAACTCTTAAAGATTGTATGAAGCTAAGTTTCACTTCAGCATGACTAAACTTATTATCCTTAAATATAAGTTTTAACTCGTCAGTTCCGTTAGCTATCAAGTTCTTTAAATCCTCCTCTGTTAATCCAAATATAACATAGTCTATCATCTGGTTAATCCTCCCTTAGATTTATTCTTCACTATAGTACGTGAATTTTTTACGAAAAAAGAATAGACCCTAATTAAAGGGTCATTCCTGTTTTGTTACTTTCAGCAATTTTAACCATTTGCTCTTTTGCTAATTTTACTATTTCTTCCAATTTAGTAATATCCTCAATTGTTAAGTCTGTAAATTCAACCTTACTAGTTTCTGTTTCCTTAGTAATAGCTGTCATTATTTTGTTATCAACTGCGTATGCTCCAAATGTAAATTCCATAATAAATTACCTCCATAAATATAGTTTATAGTTATCATTATAGTCCATAAATTTTTTACGAAAAATATAAGAGCCTAAGTTAATAAATATCTTTAACCTAAACTCCTATATTTTCCGATTATTCTTTACTACGTGACTGTACTAACATAGTGTCAATAATCTCCAATAGAATTAAACAATTCTGTCGATAACTATCAACTAACTCTGCCATAACATCACCTCCCGTAATAATATTTTACCTTCTTTCTATATAAGAGCGTAAATTATTTTCGAAAAAAAAGAGTCCATGAATTTTTCACGAACTCTTTATGAAATATAATTTCTTAAATACCTTTACGTCCTTCTAATACACCAGTAACGCAATAATGCTTGTAGTAACTTGGTAAATCAGAACCAAATTTATTCTTAAGGTCAAGATATCTCTCACGATATACACCCGCATTAAAGAAAGCGTGACCCTGACGTCCTTCCTTCATACCAAATGACTTAAAGTGCTCAAATAATTGAGTGTCTGTTGCTCTTGCAAAGATTTGTTTCTCTTCGGCATTCTTTGGAGCATTTTCTCTATAATAACCTGGCTCAAATACATATCCTAAATCAAGCTTACCAAACTTAGGGTCTGTAATTTTATACTTACCTAAAACAGTCTTTGGCTCATGAGTCCCGTTTTGAATTTTCTGTCCTGTTACTGCTTCAATGATTGCCTTACCAAAAGCATCCGAACCAAGTTTGCTATATAATAGGAAGTCATCCTCATCGTCACAAAAGAATGACTCAATCAGAATATTTACTCCGCCGTTCTTGATTCCTTTAAGAACACCAAGACTTGAAGAAGTCTTTACTCCTCTATTTTTGAATCCTAATTCCATGATTGCATTACAAATCTTATTTGCATATGCTAATGCTTTATCGTCGCCTGGGTAAATCCAACATTCAACTCCCTTAGTTGCTCCATCTTTAGCAGACTTCTTATTCGCATTAAGATGGATAGAGAGATTGATGTCAGCAGCATAAGAATTAATATTCTTCTTAATCTTTGAGACTATACCACTCTGTGTGCCGGCTGTATCAACTGTACAATCAAACATTGTATGTCCGCCCTGCTTACCGAATTTGATAATGCTGTCTTTAATCTTTCGGTCTATTAACGATTCAGAACAGAATCCAACTGCTCCAGCACCTAATTTGCCATGTGGTCCATGTCCGCCATGAACTGTAATTCTCATAATTAACCCTCCTTTACTTTTCTGTTAATCAAATACTTATTTAAATCATCCTTCGCTTCCTTTAAGGCATCTTTATTGTCATCTGGATTCAGAAGCTGTTCCATAATAGCTAATAAAGAAGCCTGAGTTATACGATTGCTTTCCTCAATGGATTCAATAGCATGTTTATCTTTTGCTAAATATCCATTAATCATTACAAATTTGTCATCGTGGTCATCTAACCTTTTGTCATGGTCATCAACTCTTTTTGTAAGTTCTGTGGTTGGTCTTTTTGCTTTATTAACCCATTTTATAACAGCTCCGACAGCAGCAGTAATGGTGATAATAGCACCACAGAAAGCTAAAAAGAAATTCTTAATATCCTCTAAAGAATATAATCCTGGATGGTTTCCCATACTTTTTAATCCTCCTTAGGTGTAATATAATTCATTGCCTGCTTGCTATCTGATGCGCCAGCGGTTGTTGGGTCAATTACAACGCCGAATAGAGCTAATATAGCAAATATGACATTTACTAATTTGAGCAACTTATCGCCCAAATCACCAAAATTAAGTTCTATTCCGAACAGCGATGCAACAATCTGAATCGCAAGTAATACGAGTGGAATAAGACCTACCCAAAATGCTTTGTTCTTAATACGAACTTTCCAATTGATGTTTTTCATAATACATAACCTCCTTTTAATATTTTATATAGCATGTAAATATAATTTATTGCTAAGTAGTGATGAAGAGACTCGAACTCTTGACACATGGCTTATAAGACTACCGCTCTAACCAACTGAGCTACATCACTATAAAAGAGCCCAAGAATATAAATCCTCAGGCTCTCTATTAAACTATTGTATAGACTTTAAGTAGTCAAGATACTTTTGAATCTCTAGTTTATCTTCATCAGAATAACTAGTATCTTCCATAATATCTCTCACTCTCTCCGTCATATACTTCACGGGGCATTCTCCCGTGCATCTCGCTATAACGTCCATCATTGTCATTGTCACGACCCATACGACCGTCATAACTTCCACGTCTACCTTCCATACTGTAATCATATGTAGGCATCATACGCATAGAACGTCCATCCATGCTAACAGGACTCATATTCATACTGAACTCTCCTGTCTCTTTAGCCTTATTCATAGCATCTGTTACGGTAAGGTAATAAATAACTTCAGCATAATCGTGGATGCAATCTACATCTGTAGGAGTATGGTCAGGCTTCTGAATTAGCTTCTTCATATCCATACAGATTTTCTCTATTTCCTCTTCATGATTCTTTCCCACTTTACTCATCTCCTTCCTAAGCAATAGCGCCATCAATTGTCAAGTTGCCGTTTTCTACAGTAATAATTGGCGCTGGTACTCCTGCTGGGTCATCAACTAGTCCTGAAACATATTCAACAGACATAGTGAAGCAACCACAGCATTTAGGTACCTTAATTACTGTTGTAGATGTTACGTTACCGAATTCATCTACTGCCGCTGGTGTGTAAATAGACCTACTTTCAACTTCCTGTTCTCCATTGAGAACAATAGCTACTGCAATAGGTCCTACTGTGCCACCAGTTGGAATTGCAATATTACCATTAAATGTTACCTGGTATTCGTTGCCAGTAGAGTTAGCATTGCTATTTCTTCCCGACAATATAAATACACCAGAACCATCATCATGATAAACCTTGCTACCATTGCAACGGCATCTGCATTGCACGTTTGATGAGTTGAACAGGATTGGGTTATTAAGTAATACTGACTGACTATTTGCAATATAATTCTTCATAAAGGGCCTCCTTCCTTAGAAAGAGCCGCATCCGCAACCCTGATTTTGTGTAAAGATTGGCTGGTTACCATAAACAGGCATTGAAGGTACTGGGCAGTTTGATAGTCTTGTATAAAGAGAATCTACTGCTGCCTGCTGACCAGCTCTTAACTCTCCTGTCTGAGCAAGCTGTGAAGCTGCCAAATCTTTCATGTAAAGCTGCTGCTGAAGCTCTGCAATCTTCTCGTTCTTAGCATCAATCTTATCCTGGCACATCTGGTCAAGGATTCTCTGATTGCTTGCTGTCATTGCTGTAAGTACATCTCTAAGAGCACCTTCTACGGCTGCACGGTCTGCACAAGCTTCAGTTGCTACTGTATATTTAAGGTCTGCAACGCTAGCTCGGTTTTCGCAACAACAATTCTGAAGACTACCATTAATCTGGTTAAGCTGATTTGTAAGAGCGAGTGTGTCTCCAAATCTCTGATTCATACCAGCAATCTGAGCATTATATGTAGCCTGCATCTGGTCCATAGCTCTACCACATGCTGCTACTTCTGCATCAGCCTGTCCACCCTGAATAGCTGTAAGCTGTCCTGAGAGTGCTGCTGTGTCAAATCCAGCTCTTACCTGTGAATCAGTGTTCTGTGATGTGAAATAAGGCCAAATAGTACCTACACCACCATTACCGCCGCCGAATCCATTATTATTACCCCAACCATTCATAGCCAAGAGCAATAAGATAATCCACCAGCCATCACCGATTCCATCGTTGTTACCATAACCGCCATTTCCATACATTGGAACTACTGGCATTGTCATTCCTGTACCATTTTCTACTAGTGACATAACTGTCTCCTTTCTACCGCTTAAACTTTTGCGGTTAGCGATACCTCCCATTTTGAAGTACCGGTGCAACACCGACTTTATCAAATTGATACATAATCGGTGCTTGTCACCTTTTGGTGACGTTAATAAGTATCTATACTCAAAACTGTTTATGCGCACTCACAGTTATAAGTATCAAAAGTTAAATAATTTTGCGTTGCTCTGAAACTGCGCGATTTGTTGTTGAGATAATTGACCGTTGGTCATAAGATACTCAAAGTATCCACGAGGATTATTTGTGTATTCATTTGGAATTGGTATTCCTGTAATAGACTCAATCATCTGCTGTGGTGACTGAGCCATATTCTGATTAATATTAAACTTACGTTCAAGGAGAAACTGTACTGGGTTTGATTTGAGTTGGTTTAATTGAGATAACATCTGCTTTTGAAATATACTAGCCACAAATCTCACCCTCTTTCTGTTTTGTTAAAAGTGCTGCTACAGAAGTTAAGATATCATTCTTAAGATTGTCCATATCGTTCTTTGTAACGAAATTAGAAGGGTCTGGAGCAGGCTGAGGTTGTACTTCTTCGTATTTGTATTCACTAAATGAAACTTGACCTGATATGGCATCAGCTTCTTTAATGTAAAATATTGGATTATATCTCTCGAAGATATACAAAGCATATCCTTTTGTAACATTCATCATCATGGCTTCGTCTTTGTTATTAACAACAGCTATTCCAATGTTTGGTCCTAATTGATATGAGCCAGTTTTAAGTACCTGAGACTGACCCGGTTGATTCATATGTGCTATCATTGTTCGTTCATCTCCCTCTTATAATAATATAATGGTAACTCTTGTCCGCTGTTCCATGTATCGTAGTAATTACCGTTAATAATTGCTATAACATGAGAGCCAGTACCTAGTAAATATCTACCAACTTTATGGTCATTGGCGAATCGTTCTACTGTTGTACAGTTAGGACAAGTGTTTGGTACTAAGTATTGCTGTAAACCTTTTCTTTTAAGATATTGGTCCCAAATATAATTTTTATTTGGCATATCTTTATTAATAAAACCTTCGACAGATAAGTCTATATAGACATCATCCCATGACATATCTAGGAATGTTGAAATAGCTCTTATAGCACAATCTATCGTATCATTTTTATATGGATTTTCGTTGTAACGTATAAAAGCCATATCGTAAAACCTCCTATTTTGAATTGAAGTCTGGCTGTTAAACTTTCTAGTTTCATTGAACCAAAGTCGCCTATTCTTCGGCACCAGACTTTTAGTCTACCTATAATTTTTCTAGGTCAGCGATTATGTTCCCTAATACATAACCGGTAATTAATTTCTTTTACCTTAGTTCCTATATATTAGTTTGGGCGGTGACCTAGTGTTTATACCTTTTATTCTAGTTATTGTCATTTTGTTTTATTTTTAGGTATAGCTTAGTTTCTCCTTTATTTTTATAGTAGAACTTAATTAAAAAGCCTGCCATATAGACGGGCTCTAATGTGCGTTTAAAGATAATTTTAGTGAATTTATTTAATTAATTCTGATGCCTAAGTATTCTAATGCAACCGTCATGTATCCACTTATGGTGATAGTTAATTTTCTTGTTATATAATCCCATGAAACATTTGTTAATCCATCAAAATTAACGCGATTTTTAATGAAAACCGTATTGTCATTCTTGTAAAATAATATTGTGCATGTTCCTGATAAAGTATCAGTAGTAGATGTTGACCTAAATACCCCTGTAACATTTATCATTGATACTCCATCTGGAATAGTTAAATCATAAGTTTGAGCATTACTTGAATTTTCAATATATTTACAAATAACTTTTTTAGCTAGAAGGTTATTAACATCACCTAAATCTTCCTCAACATCATCCAACCTACCCTCAATCTCATCTTTCTTAGCGGTAATGATTTTATTTTGTAAACCATTAGTACTCCTGTTACTAAATGCTACATCCATTAGTGGCATACCTGCTATTTTTTGTCTTATGCTGTTTATTTTTACTCCGATATATGACATAAGTTTGACTCCTTTCTAGATTATTCAGTTGTTGTATAAATGAACTCACCACGTACCCCGTAGGTTCCAGTTTTACTCATGTTGAATCGTAACGTAAAGTAATTAGAACTATTGGTATATGATTGTACATTACCGTATGCATCGGCATTTGTAGAAACGCATGAGCCAAATCCTGCAGAAGCGCCCCCTTTTGGCAATCCAGTTTGCAATGCGATTTCTTTCCATACATTGGCTGTGAATGATTCATAGACTTGATATTTAACAATAACAATTTTCCCAATTTTTATATACCACACCAAATCTTGTCCTAGGGAACCTGTGTAATTTTTTACAGTTTGTTCAATAGGTGTAATATCGCTTTTAGATACTAACTCGTCCAATGTTACAGAATTATTTCTATAACTAAAAGTGTATTTTTCTGATGCATCAGTTATACAAACTATATATCCGCTACTAACCCCATCAAATTTAGAAAGAACAAACGAAAACCATTTAGCCGGATTTGTTGTAGCCTTAAATCGTCCGCTATATGTTCCGTCATCCGTGAAACTATCGCATAGTGCTTTTAATGCATTCCCTATACTATCTGTTGTAACATAATCTGCTGTGCTGATATTAATTTTATCAACATCATTACTTAATCCATCCAACACATTTTCAACAGAATCATTTCCATGCAGAATCATGCTTGATGTCAACTCATAAGGAGCCTCACCATCTAATGAGATAATCATAGTGTTTTCACTAATTAATCCCTGTGCGTCTGCCTGTGCTATCTGCGCCTCAGTACCGACAAACACTGCCGCTGATGAACCTGCTAGAATATCCCACATTGGGGTATTGTTGATTGTGACTTTATACACGTTAGCACCCATAGGAATGTTAACGCCTGCACCCTCAACAAAATCGCTTGTTGTGGTGAAATTATCTGAGATATTCCACATGAATCCGTTCTTAACCGCTGAACTTGTTACATCGGGCAAATCTGCAAATGCTACTGTACCACGAGCGATAATTGCGTTTGCAAGTGTCTGAGATAGGGCTAGAGTTTCTTGATACCAATGTTCGGCATTATCTTCGGCAGTTTCTGCCTGCTCCTTATAATACTTAGCATTGTCATGGTAGCCCTCTGTGCCACTCTCAACCGCTGTTCCATCGTGAGTACCTTTGGCAAATGCCTCAGAAGTTAATCTGTCTGTATCTGCCTGCTCAGAATAGTACTTTGAATTGTTGTGGTAGGCAGGGTCTGTTGACTCTACCACTTCACCATTCTTAGTACCTTTAGCCCATGCCTCGGCATCCTGGATATGGCTGTTGATTAACTGCTCCTGTCCTTCTGCAATCTCATTAATATCTGATATAGAGTCATGAATTGCCTGACGTACATCTTTACCAAATCGACTTGCTAGGATTTTTCTTAGGTTTTCTGCTATATTAGCCATACTACACCTCCTCGATTATGTTGCTTGCATGGTTCATTATAGTGTCAATGGCTGACTTAACTTCCTCGTCAACAACCGCACGAGTAATTCTCTTATTAGTAGCTGTAGTCTTTCCTTCATCATCTATCTCGTCCCATGTTATAGAGATTCTCTGCATCTGACCATCATTATGCAAAGATATATTTTGAATATTTTTCATACTGTAATCTCCTTTAATGAATCTAATACATCGTCATCTATTTTCTTATAACGTATACCTTGTCTATCTTTTTGTACCGCCTTAACCTCAAATCCAAACTTAAGGTTTGGTGTGCCCTTTACTATGAAATATCCGGAATGTCTTTCAGGATAGCATGTTCCTTCACCATAAGCCTGAAGAAATACTTGGTAAATATCTTCTGTGCAATCAATAAATGATTCGTCTAAGAAAATATAACATTCTCCATTCTCGTCCAACGAGCCCTCACCTATATCACCGAAGTATGGTGTAGCTGTCTCATAGGCTTCGAATGCAACCCAGTCTTTACCAGTATTGACAATTCTGTGCTTTGAGCCCTCTACATATAGTTCACCATGAACAGCACAATCTCTACACTCAAGATTACGTGCTACGACTCTGACGTCAGCAGTAACCACAGCTGGTGTATAAATACCGTCTTGATTTAAACTAAATTTGTTAGAGTGTAATACCAAATTATCGCTATCAAAAGTTAATGTAGTTGGACTCAATGTAACAATCTGGCTTCCGCTAGTATTATACATTCTCATTCCAGATGTATCGATAACTAAAATACTATTACCAGTTGTAGGGTCATTCATTGAGATTGATGAACCTACTATCTGAGATGCTGAAATCAAGCCTCCCGTTATACGTAAACCACTGTGGTCTAAATATGCTTTTCCAACACCATTTTCGTCGTATAGTGTCATACCATATTTAGTTATATTAATCATGGTTCTGTTACTAGAATCTTTGATAGTTATTTCGCCATCAGACGCTACTCCAGAACCACCTACTAACAGTGAACCACCACGTATTCTATTTGCTGTCATTATACCAGTTGTTATGAAATCAGCAACGATAGAACCGTCCATTGTCATAGCTAAACCATAGGTTCTTCCGCCATCTCTTGAATAACCAAGACCATTCATATTCCAACGCCAAATCTTTGTTGCTACTGTATAATCTCTCTCATCAGTTATTAACAATTCTGATGTCCCATTTTGATTTTTTACAATAGTGACATAACCGTTTGTAGCCATGTTTATTAAATTTGAAGCATTGGCTTTAGCTGACTCTAATATTTTACTAGGAGCCATTGAACTAGTGTATTCGTTCATTATTTCATTGTAATACTTCTGTAACTCATCTAGATTCTTATTAGTTACTCCCGTTAAACTTTTCGTTGTATCTTCTTTAGATGTTAGAGTAAATGTTGTTGACTCTGGTGCATCCAAAGGTATAACAATTTTTCTTATAGGGAATAACTGGTCTAATCCGTGTGGTTTAGATATAACTCTTACTCTGTCTAATAAATCAAACGAATCATAATCTACATCTATTAATTTTAAGTCTACAGCACTAACATCTAATTCGAGATTGTCGAAATTTATGGTCTCTAATAACTCTTCAGCTTTTGATAGTAGATTATCTGGTTCTGTCACATCAGGCCAATCATGCACTCCAACAATCCAACCATAACGTTGAACAGCCTCGTAATCAGCCACAAATATAGAACCATTGTTAACTTCCTCAACTGTTAAATATGGAGACAGTGCTTTAAAATACTTTTGAACTCTTGTCCAGTGAGATGCATTCCATTCTTCGCCTGTATTTATAGCAGAGATACATCTCCATACGTAACCATCATAATAACAATACTCTCCAAGTTTGTAAGTATTATCACTATTGTATTCATTACCATTAATAGCGGCACCGCGTGGAAGTATTACTGTTACAAAATCTGCTGATGTATAGTTTTTAGCAAAATCAAGTAGATTTTTACCGAAATTGATTTGCTGTGTGCTTGTCTTTATATAATCTTTTAAATAGTCTATATATCTTAGACCATCTTGTTTTCTTATTACTATATGACCGCCTAATCGATTAACTAATTTATCATTTATAACTTCCAAAGTACTTTCATAATTTGTATAACGATAAATTGAATCATTAGGGTCAACAACAGTAACAGCACCAACAGTAAACTCTTTATCCTCTGACACTTGAGCATTATGTATTGCAATGATTCTCTCAAGAAATTGCCTTGGGGTTAAATCGTGGTATTCTGCTGGTGGCTGTTTACTATCATTAAAATAAGCTAATTCTCCTTCACAATATAATGTTCGATTGTTATAAAAATCAGTATCTTCATCTAAGACTCTTCCAGACCATATTTCAACATTGTTTCTTTTTACCGTTATGGTAGACGTTAGACGTTCGATATCTTCATATCCCTCATTACCTGCTGGTATTGTAAACTTGAGAGAACCTGCTGAATTATCTTCCATCGTTAACTCTGGATTAACAACTTTATTTTTGTGTGAAGGAGACATGTCTGAATATATACATTTTGAATCTGCATAGATAGAATACATTTTTATAACCTTCCTTTTCTATATTTTATTGATAATGTTCCTGTACCCTTAATCATCATTTTCCAATTAGCAGTATTTGTTATTATGCAATCCATGAATTCATTCTCTCCTAATGATAGAGGATATGTTACATCAATATCTAATGCCGGATTGATAAATCTCATTGAAAATGATACATCCATGGACGAAACTTCAAATATAGGAATTACTGGAGCGTACAATTCAGCTTCTTTATCAAATTCATAAGTAGTGTATTCATTTGGTGATTCTACAGATATATTAGAATATACATCAGTATCTATGAAATCATTCTCGAAATCGAATGGGTCCCATAACCAATCCTCTGTAGTATTTAATAGCTTCCATTTGAATGGGTCTAAACTATATGATATTGATAATAGCGAATTATCTTCTCCACCTTCCAATTTACTTACTGTTAATCGTCCTAAATAGTAATAACCTGGGTCATCGGTTAAAACTACTTTTATGATTTTACCATGTAAAAACTCCATGATTCTCGTGAAACGTTCTGTCCATTCGGTTTCACTTACGTCTATACCGTCATAGTCATTCATTACAATAAAATCAAGGCTACCCGTTCTGTTGTCAAAAACTGGATAGCCTGTAAGTGTTTCACTCATATCTAAATGACCATTTGCTCCTGGTATATCTAAAAACTTCTGCTTTTGAGCAGGAGGGGTTATTACAGGCAACTTATCTGGTATCAAATGCCAATCATCTAAAGAGTTAAATGACTCTCCAGTGCTAACATCTTCAAATATAATTGAATGATTAAACATATTAAATACCCCTTCCTGCTCTAACAGAATTAGTTCCTAATGCTACATCCATTGCTGGAGCAAGTTCTCCAACTAATGTCTTTCCATCAAGAACCATTTGCATAGATGCTATTTTATCAGTAGCTGCTATTAAATCTTGTTTAAGACCATTAATAGCGTTTATGATGTTCTTGTTGTTTTGAGATATTATTGTATTTTCAACAATAGTATTCTCTCTTCTTATTTCGTCAGCTTTATCAATTAATGAAGCCTTATCATAGTATGAATCATTAAGTAGACTAGCTATTGATGAAGCCCTATTTTGAATTTCTGACAAATCAAGAACAGGTCTAATAACTGGCTCAAAGTTAAACTCGTCATCAACGTATTCGTCAATATCTGAAGTGCTATCGGATACAGAATCTATAACCGCTTTTGCTATATTAGTAGCAGAATTGGTAACGTTTCTCTTCATAGAGTCTATACCATTGATTAAACCTTCATCTATAAACTCACCAATAGCAAACATTACACGCGAAGGTGAATGAATGTCAAATAATGACTGGAACTTTCCTAACAATGATGAACCAATCTCAGAAGCCTTACTTACAACAGCATCTTTCATTGAATCAATACCATCTTTTAAACCTGTCATGAAATTAGAACCAATTGTCAAGAACTCTTCTTTTTTGTTCTCCATTGTTGTTTTCATTCCAGTAACAATGTCAGACACTTTCGTCTTTAAATCAGATAGTTTTGAACTGATACCTGACTTTAATTTGTTCATCATGTTCTTACCCTTGGTAACAAAATCAGATACTTTTTCACTAATCTTGTTAACGATGGCATCTCTAACTTCTTTAACCTTTTGCTTAACGGCATTAATCATTCCGCCAATACCGTTTATTAAACCTTGAATAATGTTTACGCCACCTTCAGCCATCAATGTAGATGGTGAATGGATTCCGAAGAAATTACAGAAAGCATTCCATAAGTGTTCACAGAATCCTATCATGGCATTTCTAATAGCTTCGGCATTATTCTCTATTGCCTGACCTAAACCATCTATGAAAGAGATGATTACTGTAAATGCAGAATCAATCAATTGTGGTAATGCCTCGGCTATACCATTCATCAACTCTACAATTATTTCAGTACCAACTGCTAATATTTCTGGCAAATGGTCTCTTATAGATGTCAGTAAAGCTAATACTAACTGCATTGCTGTTTCTACTATAGTTGGCAAGCATGTTATTAATGTCTGACATATTCCAAGAACTGTCATAGTAACTGCTTGTAAAATCATTGGTAGTAGATTCATGTATGATTGCAATAATGTCTGAACAAATAGAGTTATTGCTTGAACTATCATAGGTATAGCACCTAATAATACTGACAATATACCTACTAATGCTGTAGCACCAGCAACACCAGATACTGCTAACATAGCTAATCCAGTTGCTAATAGAGCTACACCACCGCCTACTGCTAAACAAGCCGCACCAAATAGTGTTAATATTCCTGCTAATGCGGCCATTAATGGTAATACTGGTGAAAGTAATACAGAAGCTGCTGCTAATCCGCCTATGGCTATTGCTAAACCTAATAATGTGGTCATCATTGTACCAAATGGTATAGCAGATAATAAAGCTAAAGATGGGGCTAATATTGCGATTGCTCCTGCTGCTACTATTAAAGCTGCTGCGCCAGGAAGAGCTGTTCTCATTACTAATAATGAAGCTGATAGCATAGCCAATGAAGAACCCAATGCCACAAGTGTCGTATTAAGACCACTACCACTCATTGATGACAATAGTAGTAATGACCCTGATAGTACTGCAATTGCACCACTAGCTACTGTAAGTGCAGCTGCTCCAGCTATAAGACCTACTGGATTCATAAATGATAATGCAGTCAATGACGTTGTGACTAATAGAAGCGAACCAAGCATTGCACCTAATGCTACCTCTAGAGAATTAATATCAATAGTAGCTAATACCTTTAGAGCTCCTGACAATACTAACATTGCTCCGGATACTGCTAATAATGATGCTCCAGCTACTAGTAATCCACTAACTCTCATCTGTGATAGTACTGACAACGCCGCTGTCATTTCAGCAATTGCTATTGTGAATCCAAAGACCGCTGTTGTTAATCTGTCAGGTTCTATAGAAGCAATTACTTTAAGGGCACCTGATATAACTAACAAACCAAGACCCATAGAAACAAATCCAGCAGTATGTATTTTACCACCGAATTTATCAAGTAATATAGCTGCTCCAACAAGTTCACCTAATAGCACTGTTATAGCAGTCATTGATGAAACTAATCTATCAGGTTGTATTGATGAAAGAACTTTCAGAGCTGATGCCATTATTAGAACTGCTGCTGACATTTTAATCAACGCGGTTGCTTGCGTGCTCTGACCAATAGCGTTCATTATTCCATTAATAGAACCAAAGAATGTATCTGAGGAACTTGTAAATTTATCAAGAACAACTAAAACACCAGATAATTCACCAACAAATAAAGTGATGGCAGCCATAGGTGCTGCTAATTTATCAGCATCAATTGAAGCTAACAATATACAAGATACTGCTAACAATGCTACAGCCTCGGCTATTTTGAGAATTATATCCGCCTTGATAGAATTTTGTAGAATCTCTAAATCTTCTCGAATATTGGTTATCATACTTCCCATATCTTCAAGTGGGTCCATAAGATTCTTTACTTGTACTAAGAAAGCTCCTAATGTACCAGCCAAACCAGCTGTATTTAAGAAGTCCATCATATTACGAGTATCTGCTTGACCAAATGTTGTGGTTAATGCATTACCAATAGCAGTCATTATGTCTAGTATAACACTAGCTACTGATGATAAACCATCTGCAACTCCTTTAAATATAATTTCGAGAAGTCCTGTTTCAGTGCCTAAACCCCTGAATGACATCTTTAAACCATCAATTTTTGAGCTTAGGTTACCAGATATCATAGAACCAAGTTCTTTTAGGAATCCTAAGAAATTGCCAAGACCATCTCCAGCCTTTGTTATTGCTTCTGCAAATCCCATACCAGTAAGAGCCTGGAATACAGCACTCAATCCGTTTGGTATCAACAATAATGCATCAGCAACATTCTTTAGAATATTATAGAATGTATCATTCTTAGTTATAGCTTCATCTAATCCTTTTAGGAATTCTCCTATATTTCCTGTAACTCCTAAAACAGAAGCTCCAAGACCTCCTATTCCACTGTTACCAACTAAATATGCAAATGCTCTTCCAATTGAAGTAACGATGTTAACGCCTATATGTAATACCGCAAATAATCCATCAAATGTATGACGAATATCTTTAGCTACTGGCGCTAAACTATTATTCAGATTAGTAGCCATCTGTAAAAATCCATCAGAAAGCTCCAACAGATTTACAATATTAGGACCTTTGAATACATCCTGAAAAGCTAAACCAACGTTTCCTATTGTTTTTTGTAAAGCATGGAACAATTCTATAAAACCTTGTATTACTTTAGCTCTTCCGCCTTCATTTGTGTTCCAGGCTTCAAGTAAACTATTTCTTGCTTCTGCTGATTTCTGAATAGCATCTCCAAAATAGTTTCCTATTCCTGTCCATAATTCCTTAGCTTGTTCAAAGTCACCAATTATGTAACCAAATGTTTGTGACCAACCAGAACCAGCTGCTTCCTTTAAAGTATCCCACATCTGTGAGAATGTCTTAATATCCTGAGCAGCAGCATAAGCTTTCTTACCTAGCTCGGTTGTATCGTCGGCATATTTTTCAAGAGTTGTCAATAGAACGTCATTAGTTAACCATCCATCTTTTAACTTGTCTTTGAATAACGAGTTGATTGATGGTTCTGCCTGAACAGCCGCTTCAGTTAATGTTCCCATTTCGAGAGCTGTTTCGACCAAATTCTCTTTAAAATCAAGAGTAGCCATATTGGCATTTTCGATTGATTTCCAATCTATGTACTGAACATAACCCATTGATAATGCTTGGGCTATATTATACATGGCTCTTGAGGCTTCTTCTGCATTAGCTCCTGCTAGAGCGGCTTCATTTGATAAACCTTTCATAGCAGCAACTGAAGTATTCAAGTCAACACCTGCATTCGTGAACTTTCCAATGTTTTTGGTCATGTCTGAAAATACATAGATAGTATCATCAGCATACTGGTTAAGCTCATTTAACTTATCCATAACGGTGTCTAATGATTCTCCTGTACCAGACATAATAGTCTGAACTGAATTCATCATTAACTCATATTCACTAAAACCACCCATTATAGAATCGATTGTTAGTGCTCTACCTACCCTTACGCCGGCATCAATTGCTGCATTGGTTATTCTTGATAATACTGTTATAGCAACAATCTCAAGTGCAGAAAATCTATTATGTACTTCCTGTACCCCATTTTGAAGTGGTGACATGTCTACCTTACCAGCGGCATCTGAAATGTCATTTAATGTTTGCGCTGAACCAGAAAAGTCAAGAGCTTTTCTAAGTTTATCTAAAGTAGACATTGTTGTTTTTGCGTTTCGCTCAAAATTTGAGTTCTCAAACGACATTGATACAACACTGTTTTCAATATTAGTACTCATTTCGAACTCTTAACCTCCTCTAGTATTTTTTCTTTTAAATTATTCATGACATCTTTCATAGCTGGATTAATGTAGTCAGTTCCTTCTACATAAGAACCCCAACCAGTAGCATGTCCATATTGTAAAATGATAGCGATATTGCATCCATCATTAACATTATCATTTATCCAATGTATTGTTACTTTATTTGCTTTTCTTGTAACTCTATAAGACCAAGAATCTCTTGTCTTACCAGAATCAACTGGTGTAGCTGATTGTAATGCTCTAACACCTGCTTCACCATATGAATCAAAATTTGTTCTGTGCAAAATGTGATAAATATTATCTAAATATTTTCTAGTTTTTGAAAAGTCTGTGTTAGAAGATACCTTAATCATAATTTATTATCTCCTTATAAAAACAAGAGAGAGCCATTTCTCAGACTCTCTCCAAATGAGGTAAAACGCCATTTTGGTAGAGCGGATGGAACATTAACCGCTTTAGTAAAAGAAGGTAATTATCCCCTTGTATGTAATGCGGCTTTATTCCGCTCATTAAGGGCTGCCATTCTATCTAACTGCTGAATAGTGGTTCTCTTTGATTCTTTCTTTTTATTCTTATCAGTATTGTTTTGCTTTTCTGCTTCCTCCCTACAGATACGCAAAAGTGTCAATAATCTTTCTATATGCCATTTCTCATATTCATGAGGTATCCCATAAGAAATCATAAGATAATAAATATACTCACTTGTATACTTGTTAATATCTGAATTTGTTTTCTTAGTTTTAGATTGCTTATTGTCATCTTTCTCTTTCTCTTTTTTATCAAAGACAACTGCAGTCATAGGGTCATGAATGTATTTATCTATGGCTTCAATATTATCAGCAGTTAGAGCCCAATATACCTTATCATCAGAAACTTTATTAACGGTCATACATTTAATGTAATACCTAGATTCTGATTCTGTTTTCGATTTTGTATATAAATACGGTTTATGATATTTAGACTCCCATTTTGAAATTGAGATGAGTGAATGCTCTAAATTGAGAACCGTTTCTTTAGAGTAAACAAACTTGTTGTTTTTCTCATCCCAGAATTGTCCTTCGGGAACTGTTATTGTCAACATAATTAAATTGTAGATGCTCCTGGTGTAATAGGAGCTGCCTGTACTGGAGTTACTGGAACATCCGTCTGCTCTGACTCAGAATTATCCTGATTCTTTGCTTCTTTTGCTTTATTCTGTTCCTCAACTCTTGCTAGAATCTTCTTAATTGTTTCCTCTGGAACTAATTCCTTGAGGAACTTCTGACCATACTCATCATCTGTGTATAACTTCATCATAAAGTCAGAGTATGCCTGTGTATATGTAAACTGACGTGAAATTTCCTCACTCTTCTGGAAGCTTTCACCATCTGTTGTTACAATACCATAAGCAGCGAGAACGAAATCTCTCATTGCTTTAATAATTGCTGGGTTATCCTGTGCTCTAAGCATTCTACCATAGAACTCAGAAATACCACCTTTGTCTCTGCCGAACTCGAATTCCATAATTTCGGCTTCTGTCATGTTAAAATATAACTTGTAATCTCTTTCCTTACCAAAAAAGTCTTTTACCTTTAAATCTCTTACTACCATAATGCGTTATCTCCTTTTTACTAAACAAAATATAAAGGCTCCCCTAAAATTAAGTCGAAAGTACCTTAGAGGAGCCCTTGTTACTTATTCAATTAACCACTAATAGAGTCTGTTCCAAAGATTTCAATAATCTTCTCAATTGTTGGCATTGTTGGCTCAGTTCCTTCAACAGGATTCTCACCTGTAGTAGCATCTGTACCATATACAAAGTTCTCAAACTGTGTCAACTTAGCTGAATCAACTGTACGTGAATCAATTGTGATTGACGCCATTGGCTTAAGACCAGGAATATTAACAGATGGGGCTGTAGCGGAAAGGTCCCAGCTCATTGCCTCAATATCTGTATCATCATCCTCTGTCTCATGAACAGTTGAAGATGGCTTAGCCAAGCAGCCATATACAATATGATACTTATAACCGTAATCATATCCTTCAGCATCGTTACCAATAAGCGAACGATAAACTAAACCAAACTTCTTTCTATTCTGCTGATGAGCGTATACACCTGGTGCAATAACTTTCATACCATTGCATGGATAGAACTCATCAGGATATGTGAATGCTTCCATTGTAGCCTCATACTCTTCCTTAGACTGAAGCTGAGCATATTCACGGTTGTTAGCATATTTCTTTTTGATTTCGGCACCAGTTGGCTTTTCCTCAATCTTTGTCAGACCATTCCAAGGCACACCAGCCTCATAGCCTGTAGAACCGATAGGGAAAAGGGCACACATATCAACGCCACCTTCATACTCGCGCTGAGTATCCTGGTCCCATTTCATTTTTCCTACTGCCATTCTTCTTTCCTCCTATTAAAAATATAATTCATAAACATTGTGATAAAGGTTATTGCTCTTATATTGGCTATCCCAAGCTATCTGTGGAAACGCATAAAACATTGCTTCTATTACAGGGTCATCTGGGTCTTTTGTAATATAAGTAACCGTATATCGCTTTTTATGATTGTAAACTTTATTATTCGCATGCTTTAATATTATTCTAGATAAATCGTACTTGATACATGGGTATTCCATTTTATCATCTCGTGGTTTTTTGAAGTATACATTATCACATATTTCTTTGAATTTAGCATGGAGCTCAAGTCTCGTTCTGCTCATTGTATACACCTCCCACTGTCAATATTAACCTTGGTGTAGCTGGTTCAACATTTGTGACTTTCCATTTGGAATTTAAGTATTGTACGTATCTTATATCTTGCATATGATTTAAAGCATACGTATCCGCTAAGATACTAAATTTATAGTTTAAAACTACATTGTCATTAATATCGCTAGAGTCATTCCTAATATAATTAGGTAGAGTGTCGCCAGAGTAGTAACGCTCAGTTATACCTGGGTCCCAAACACCTGGCACTGTCTCTACCTCATCAAGAAATCCTATAACGTCATAAAATTTTGCCATACACTAAGATAATGTTGGAAGTGTAAGAACTCCAGCCTTAGTGCAAGCAAGTGGCTTGATATAGTTAGTACCAGACTTAACTAATACACCCTTTGCAAAGAGCTGGAATAACTTCTCAGCAGGAATCTCTGTATCTTCAGCGGCAGCTGTTGCCTCAGCGGCAGTAGCATAATACTTTCCTTCAGCAGCTCCTGTACCTGGATAAATAACTACAGCAGCAACATGAACCTGTTCAGAATTTTCGTAAATCTTTTCCATTGCTATTTGTCCTCCTATTTGTATTATTTGTTAAAAACTCGGAGCTATATCCCATTTTGAATTTTCTATGAGATATAACCCCAAGCTGCTTTTACATTATTAGCCGTTAGCTACGTTAGCTTCAATGATGATTGCAGAGAATGGCTTTGTAAGTGAGCCAGAACCTCTTGTCTCAATAAGGTACTTCTGCTGGTTGTAATCAATATCGAAATCATCGAAGAGCGCAACAGCACCACCCTTATCAGCACCATAGCTGTAATCAGAAAGGTTAACGATGATACCAAGAAGCTTCTTTGTCTGACCAGAAACTTCTCTTGTAAGACCTTCCATAACTGGAACAGTGACAATATTAGATACACGAAGCTTTGTACGAAGCTTATCCTCAGAATCATAAAGGTCACGACCATCATTATCTGTAAGGAGAAGCATATCAGTAAGCATATCCTCTGTTGTAAAGAGAATTGGATTACCTGAGCCCTTATAATCCTTACGAGACTTAATATCCTTACGGATGAAGTTCTTAGCAACAGCATCTGGGTCAGTCATATCGACATTTGCATCAAGTGCTACATGAATTGCAAAGAGGTCCTCTGCCTTCCAGATTGGACGGATGCAGTTCTCATCAATCTTGTCATCATCAGATGCAAGTCTGCCATCACCTACAAGAATTGCACGAGCGATTTCCTCGTTAAGCATCATACGCATCTCCTGCTTAATCCATGGGATTGCGTCAAAGTCGATATCAACAAGGTCATCTCTATCAAACTTCTGCTTCTTGTAGATTGTTGTAGGCTGAGTTGTTCTCTTTAAGAGTGAGAATACCTCTTCCTTCTTGTAGTTACCCTTAATGTAACCCTTAGCTCTTGCTTCATCCTCTGTGATATCAGCGAAGAGTGACTTAATACGTGAGAATGGTACCTTGTGTACACCGTTCATGACAATGTCAACCCAGCCCATATCTCTCTTAATAAACTCTGGTGTAGATGTCTCAGCCTTAGCATCTGGGAAGAGTACCTCAAGGTTCTCAATACCATGTGCAAGAGCTGACTCCTTAAGAGAACCATATCTCTTTACATCACCAAGTACTGCCATCATGTCGTCGTGAGTAAGAACATCCTCGTTCTCAACATAATCTGTGTTATCGAATGCGCTATGCTTCATTTCATCTCCTCCTTCTTTTGAACCGTCCTCAAGGGCTTTGCCGATAAGGAAATTCATAACATTTTGCTGCTCTTCGTTCATTGTGTCAATGACATCCTGAACTGTCTTTTCATTACCTGCCACTTTCTTATCCTCCTCTGATGTATCAGCGTGTTCAACAGTTACATCATCTTCTGATGAATCGTCATCCTCGTTATCATTGTCGAGGTCTTCATTTTCATCATCTTCGACATCTTCATTATCTTCATCATAGTCATCATCTTCGCCATGTGAAATATAATTCAATGGGAAGAAATTCATAATGTTTCCATCATACTCATCATAACCATCTTCTGAATGAGAGATAATGTCTTCGACGATAGTTGCTTCAGGATTGGCACCTGCTAATACCAAACTAAGCTCTTTAATATCACCATGAAGAACATCTTTAGTAGGTGTCTGTCTTAAGTGATTAGCCCAGATTGATAAACCTGTAATGTCACCATGCTTAACAAGCTTCTTTGCAGCCTGTCCCTGCTCTGTGTCATTGAATGTGCCTTTAGCCCACACACCTTCATCGCGTGGCTCTAAATCGGCATGACCAAGAACATTCATAACTGAACCATGCTGATGCATCCAAACAAGAGGAACACGTTTGCTAGTCGTGAATGCATTAGGTCTAATGGTTCTGCCATCGGCGCACTTAACATTAAATTTAGTGGCCCAACCTTCAAAGTCGTATTTAGGCATTTACTTTTCCTCCTTGTAAATTTTATTGCATTAAAAAGAGCTCTAAATTTTAGGACTCAATTGTAATACCTTATTTTGATTTTTTGGCTCTATATCTATTCAAGAAATCCTGTGTGCCTGGTCCAGATTTAATCTTGACCTTTGAAGAAGACTTACTACTCTTCTTACCTTTCTTTGTTTTCTTGAATTCTGACTGATTTTTTAAATTATTAAGTTCCGTTTCATACTTTGAGTTAGCTTCATCTCTAATAGCTTTCTTATCAGCACTATATGAATCTCTCATAGCTTTGGTGTCTTCTGAATAAGATTTTCTTAAACTATTTGAAGATGTTTTGTACTCACTCTGTACATTACTCTTTTCTGAAGCAGTATTTTCTGATAATTGTGTTACAGCCTGTTTATATGCCTCGTTGATTTTTGCTTTGACATCTGAATTTTGTTGTCTTAGAGCTGCTATCTGCTTTTGAAAAGCCGCTTTATTTGCTCTTTTACTAGCAGCATTCATATTACTTAATTGAGATGATAACTTAGAGATTTCACTCTGTATAGCAGATGTTGTCTGCTTTATACTTTCTGTTTTCTGTCGGTTTTCAGTCTCTTTGTCAGATTTTAACTTTTCAGTCAATGAAGAAATATCACTTGTCTTCTTTGCTAATGCGTTCTGTCTGTCACTAGTGTAAGACGACTTACGATTTTCTCTATCGGTCTTATAAGTTTCGCCTCTGGCTTTAAGTTGGTTGTCTCTTTCAGCATTAATCTGTGATTTTGCATACTGAGCTGCAATACGTCCTTTTTCATTTAACCCTGTTGTGGACTTTCTGCCCTTAAGTTCGCGATTTTTCATATAGTATTCATGCGCTTTTACTGGGTCATAGTATGGACTAGCATAATGAGCTAAATAGTTTTCTCTAAGGAAATCACTTGTCAAATATTTCATTGGCTACCTCCCTAAATTTCCTTCTAACTCATTTAGTTGCTTATCAGACTCATCAATTAATTTGAGTTGCTCTTCATAAAACTTAAGTAACTCTTCATCGCTAAGACCTTCAGGTGGTTCCTCTAGCTGAACTCCAGATTCTGTCCCATTTTGAATTCCACCGGCTGGCTGTTTAATGTTAGAGTTTGTTAACTCATCGGCCATTGGGTCATCAGATGGCTTTAATCCAAGTTTCTGTCTGAACTCGTTAGGCTTAACAACACCATCTCTACCAAGACTATTAGAAGCCTCAGCAATCTGAGTAAGAGTCATTAACTTGAATGGGTCTCTGAAGTATCTAATCGCCTGACCCTGAGAAATAGCGGTCTTTGTTAAGAACTTTCTTTCCATTTCTTCTACAATAGCATCTAATATAGGGGCTACTGTTCTCTGATAATAGTTATTAAGTTCTTCTGGCGAAGCAGTACCATTCAGAATTTCCTGAGTGATACCTAACTGAGAATAGAACATTGTTCTAAGGTCTTCAATTTGCTTTAACAGATTATTATCTACTGGTCTGTTAAGCTGTGTAATATGTTCAGTAGCATCAATATATGCTATACCATATTTACTATTATTAAGTTGTTCTTCAATATCAGCTTTTCGCTGTTTGGCTTGAGCTTGCCTCTTTTCGCCTCGGACTGTATAAGGTAACTGAATTACCATGTCCAATTTACCGGAACCACTTTGCTGGTCGATAGCGTCTAAAATTGCTAACTTTTTGATTAGTCGTTGACCAGTTGAGTTCGGTTCGTTCATAACTGAGAAGAAAGGATTTTGAACAATAGCACAATGTTTCTTCAACATTATTATCTGTTGTTTTTCACCCTTATCCTCATTATAGGCTTCAATCTTTACTTTCTTAGGTGACCACTCAATAATCTTACCAACACGCATATCTGTAATTTCATATGTGTTAGATAAATATGGATTACCAATGGTCTTTGAAGGAAATATGGCTATAACTCCCTCATCGAATAAAGATTCTAAAATATCCTGTCTAAATGCAGTAGCTGCTTGGTCAATATTAGCAGAGTACTTAAGACAATCATTGAGACGAGAATCTACATCACCTATATAACGCTGCTCCTCATCCAAATATACATGACGTATTGGAATCTGGGCGCCATCAATGGCTATACGGTTATAAACAGCGCCAACAATTGAACGGTCGTTCCTTCGAGAATATATCATTCTATCAGGACGCATGGAAGTAACATTTTCCATAACAAACCGATTAGATGTTGGGTCTCTGGCGTTATCGTTAAAGGCATTCCAAGCATTCTTGAAACGTTCACCTAAACTCATTTTGATTCTCCTTAATTAAGATTCTTGACCGTCTTGTATGTTAGATATAAACCAGCTACAGCACCTGCTGTCTGTAAAGTTTCTCTTACATAAGCAGAACCTTTTTCGATACTATCAGGATTAAGCTGATTATATCTCTGCTCAAGCTGCTGTCGATTGACAATCTTTTGAAGTTCAGCATCTGAGTATTTTGACAAATCTCTTTGTTTTCTAGGCATGAGATTGGTTATACCTCGAACTGCTGTGTCAGCATCAGTACGAATATCATTAACATTACCTCTGTTAATATTACTAAGAGAAGATTTCTTTTTCTCTTTAGATGATTTCGACTCTGGATTTGCCTTACGTTCTGCTGCACTTCTTTCGGAGTTTTTAAGAGGGTAGTTCTTGCCGCGTCTTATTCCCCACTTCTGACCTAGAATGCCATGATGGGCTAAATATACTTGTGACATTTGATTCCTCCTTATAAGTATTTCTGTAATTCGTTTGTATTTAATCCGTATTGTGTTCTAGCAACATACTCAAAATATTCTGGGTCATCAATCATTTTTGATGAGCCGCCGAAATCAGATTTTAAGCCAGAATTTTTACTCATTAATTTATCTATTTCAGACATAGCCTTACTAGCATTTTTCTGTGCTGTTTTCGTTGGATTTACTGAAACATTTTTATTAGCATTTTTCCTAGCCTTTGCTATTGGATTATCGTATTCTTTAGTATATCTTTTTTGTCTCATAGAGTCGCCGATTTTTCCAACAGTGTACATAGCTCCGCCAGTTCCTAATGCAAATTTTCCGGCTTGCAATGCGCTAGAAGTTATAAGTTTACTAACAGGTATTTTTGCGTATCCTTCTACTAATGCATTAGCTGCCTTCCAGTTAGTATGCGTATCGGCTATAGATTTTAAAACAATTGCGCCTCCAATAGCGCCAACAGCTTTTTGAGTTTTTGTTAATTTTCCGCCATATATTCCAACAGATTGTTTATTTTTACTTGCGTATTCCCTTGCCGCTTTGTATCTTGCTTCATCGGCAGAATTAAATTTATCCAGACGTTTTGCGTTCTGGTTGTTTGGGTTTGCAGCATATATACCAGCTGCAATAGATGATTTTATACTACTTGGTTGGTGTTTGGACGAGGCCCATTTATTTCCTTTTTCAGTATCCATCCTGGCACGAGCTTTTCCAGCTGATGTTAAACTTCCATCTTTATTCTGGAATCTCCTAACACCCCACTTTTGTCCTAAGATGCCATGGTGGGCTAAATATAATGTACTCATTAATCAAATGCCTCCGGGTTCTCTTTGTATGCTACAAAAGCGTCCATTAAAGCAGATACATTATCAATCTTATCTGCGTAACGCTTCTTTTGCAGTTTACGGTTACCATTAGTATCCTCTTCAACGATACAGTTACCCATTGTAAAGGTCATTATTTCTTCATCAAAGAGTAAAGCTCTTTCAGTTGACAATTTCTTTATCTCCCCTAAAGGAACTGTCTCTGTTCGCTTACCCTGCTGCACTTTGACCAATCCGCAATTTGGTCCATTAACTCCTATCCATAACTCGACAAACTTATCAGCATTGTAAGGGTCAAATCCCATAGCTTCTACGTCATACTCCATCTCCAAAATATAATCATCCAAGTCCTCAAATACTTTTGGTATGTCTAATACATTACCATCCATAACAATAAGAGTTCCTTCTGCTATAAATTGGTCATACTTAAATCTTGCTGCCTGATGCAACTGGTCATAAGTAAGTGATGAAATATAACTTCGAGCCTTAACACCATAAGTTCCATTTGCTAATGGGAATAAGAATGTAAAAGCACAGAAGTCATCACCTTGTGATAAATCGGCTCCCATAGAGCATGTGCAACCCTTAAAGTTTCTATGTCTATGAGGTAGTGTTTCATCATAAGGGAAGAAATATGTGTATCCCTCAAGAGGAATGTTGAATCTTTTTGCTAGAATATCGTTTCTAGCCGCTGGGTTATTCTCAGCACGCTCTACATCTAACTGGTAAGTTTCATACTTGACTGTCTTTCCTAAATTAGGATTAGCCTTAAGCCACATAGACTCGTCATTGATTTCTTCAATAGTATCCAGCTTGTAATACCAGATACTTACATGTGGTGCTACATACTTTCCTTTAAGAATGTCGAGCAACTCCATTTTGATTGTGTCACCGACACCATTTCGGACAGTACCTTCTGAACTAGTTGCAACTATTAAATAGTCATCCAGCTTAGATGCACCCTGCTCAATTGCGCCTATTGGGTCTTCTCGGATTTCTCCAGAAAGCCACTCGTCAACTGTAGCAATCTTTACTCTCAAACCTTGAAGCTTGTCTATTCGCATAGGTCTTATCTCAAGTAGAGAGTTTGTTAAGAAATTCTGTATACCAGCTTTTGTTGACGCAAGCTTAACTCTTTCAGATTTAGGTCCAGTAGTATTATTTATTGAACCCCATGTCAAAAGTTTAAAGTAATAGCCACGGGCACGAGATATAGCTGTTCGTATTGGGCTCATTACTTCGTCAGCCTGCTTCATTGTAGGAGCGGTTGTGATTTGTTGTGTTGTTGCAGTATCGACTGTGAGGAAGAATGCCTGCAACGTAGAATCATAGAGAGACTTAGCAGCACCTCTTGTTACTATGAGGAACTGCTTTTTGGTAAGTCTATTCTTTATACGTTTCTTTACGTATCTACCGCCATGACCATTTTTATTAGGTATCCATATTTCACGCTCTGTAAAATAATACCAACCAAATATTTGCTCAGCCCATAACTTGAATGAATCTAGTAAATGCAAGTCAGTTCCATCTGTTAGAACTAACTCGTTTTCGCAGAAAGCAATGTAACCTTCTACTGCATTTCTATCATAGTAAATATCGGGATTTTCGATTAATGAATCAATTCTGTTCATCTCAAGAGAAATCTCATGACAAACAGGAATATCACCATTAATTACTGCTTCCCTAAACTTACCATAATAGTATGGTGTGGCAGTGTTTGATAGCTTACCCATTTTGAATTTTACCTTTCATCTACTTCTATGTTGATTCTAAATTCATACTCTTTAATTTGCTCTTTCATTGTTTCGAGCGCTGTTGATGAAGTAGGTGGGTCAAATACTATTCTTGTTTTTAAGTAAATGTACATCTTAACATTCTCGAGATTCATGTTCTCTGGAATGATGTCACTCCACACAGCTGTGCTGTCAGAAATTGAGAACCCGGTTTTTGGTCCGAGTCCTAATTGTGTTAACACTGAAAAAGCTGAGTTGATGTGATTGATTATCTCTAAGTCAAAAGGTGTCTCAGTTTCTGGTTCATAACCAAGCATCTTTTTTATTGTTCCTAAGATACTATCATTCATATTAACTCCTAATCTACTTTACGTATTCAGCTACAACATAGCCAACAACTGAAGGTTTATCTTCAACTGTTACATAAAGCCATCCTTCAGGAAGCTTTGCATCTGTATCATTCACAATAAGTTTAGTACCCTTAACGAGTACACCGATGTCTGCTTTCTTATTTGGCTCTGGGCGAATGTAGAGCTTATCGCAAGTAACTGCTACTGTTTTCTGTTCCTTCTTTACTTCCTTAGCCACTGGTACTTCTGGCTCTGGTGCTTCGAATTTCTCTTCTGTTGTCTCCTCTGTTTCCTCTACCGTTTCCACGGTTTCTGGTTCGAGAGTTTGTTCAGCAGTTTCCTCTGCTACAACTGTTGTAGAGTCTTCTTTTACAACTGGCTCTTCAGTTGTTGCATTTTGATTCTTATTAGCATGTCTTGCCATACTGGTTTCCTCCTTTTAAATTTTCCAAGGGCATGTATCATTTGGTCGACGTTCAATTATTTCTCTGTCATTAATGTATTGCTCGTCACCGTAATGAATTGCATTATGTGTTCTTAATGTAACACTTATTAGAAACTCTGGGTCTAATATTATAGGATTCCTATTAAGTATATCTTGTTCTGTAATAGGATTCATATGATGAATAATTATCGTTCCATTTATAGGATGCATTTCATCAGCCATATCGCATCCATTGTCTCTAATTATTACAGCCCTTCTAACTTTTTTCCATTCCTCTGATTTGTAAAATGTTTGATTCAAATATCGTTCAAAACCAAAAGTTTCAATTCCAATCTGACCATCCATCTTTAAATACAAGAAACGGTCTTTGTATGATTTAATTTTTATTAAATCGCTGTAACATCTTTTACCTTCTTCTACGTTTTCGCCTGCTATTCGTATGTTCTTCCTCATAATCTTCATCCTCGTACTCAACATCACCATGGTAAACAGAGAACAATTCCATTGCTTTGTCAATTATCTCTCTCATCTCGGCTGATTGTTCAATACTTTGGGTCTTTGCTTCTAAGAGTTTGTTCTCTTGTCTGAGTTTTTCTCTTTCAAGCTTTGCTTGTTCTGTTCCAAGCTTTAAAAAATGAACATACTCAGAAGCAGATGCTTTACCAGAGCGTATTCGTTCTTCGACAGCATCCATTGCTAGGTCTATCATAACTTTTTCTCTGGAATCAGAAGAGGTATTAATCTTAGACTTACGTCTTGGCTTTTGTTCGGAAATATCTTCTAACTTTTCCAAGCAAATCACCTCCTCTTTAAATTCTTACGCTATCTTTGAATATTCTTTAAGAGGATTTGTGAATTGAATTATGGACTTAGAGTACAGTTTTAATAACAACTTACTAACTTCACTACTACTATAAATCATAATTTTTAGGAGAATAATGACTATCAATCTTTATCTAAGGCGGAATACTACATGGACTTAACCAGAGCGGACCCTAAGTCCATAATTCAATCCACAAAAACTCCCTCCGGAGAAATATCAAAGACAGCGGCGATAAGTGGAGGG